CTGGATGAACTCTTTTTGCTCATCTAGCTTCTTCATTGAGTCCAACATTTTGAAGTAACGGTCCATCTCTTGTGACACGTTTGGGTCTGCGTACCCACCATTCAATTCTTCTGAAAACCGCATAAACGCTACTCTCTGGGCCTGCATCTCTAGTAGTGCGGTGTTCATTGCTTTCAACTGCTCAGGTGTCTTTACCTCGATTGGAAGGTTAAATCCACAAGTGCTTGCTGGCTTAAATGCTGGACAATTTGCCGCTACAAAACAAGTATCACACTGTCGTAGTGACGCCGTATTTGATTGTAGTATTGGCACATCTTTTAGTACATCGACACCGTTTTCATTCTCTACAACGGTCTTCATTTGGTACCCAAAAACAGGCATGGAAGTCATCTCCATAGGGTCTCTCTGGGTTACTTCTGCTCGTTCGACTTTCCGCGTATCGACAGCACTGTTATTAGAACCATACCCACCCATTTCCATCAAACCTGTATACAGTGTGTCGTCACTGTTATCAGCTATCTGGGGCTTCTTTTTGCTTTCCATTGTCTTCTCTAACTGTAAATACGACCAAATTGCTACTTTAGTTGCCTCTAGTGTGTCGTCTTCTAGGAACTTTTTGAAATCTAATCCCGCCCGCTCCACTACCATCTTGTATCTTGGTCGTGCTTGGGCTTTCATTTTTTTTGGGTATCGTACCAACTTCATACCATCCCATACAATAGTTTCTCCTCTACGCATTGGAGATACCCAGCTTAGGGTACTCGCTGTCGCAAATGGAATCTGTCGTAGGTTGTCTGGCTTGGCTACAGCGAGGCCATGGAACTGTACTGGATACTTTGCCACTAGACTACGTGTAATGACGCTCAGGCTCGTCACAGCGTCTATGGCATCCCCTGGAATGGCGATGTTCTGATACTCTGCTGCCCACTTCTGTAATACGGCTGTCGTATACGTCTCGTGCCATACGACCCACATTTTCGGGTCATTCTCAAACGCCGCCCGCTGCTGAACAATCCATGGCAATCCCATTACTTGTGAATCGAACTCTACCCAACCCTCAATACGGTCGTAGTTTAGTGCGATAAACTCTTCGTAATCGGCGGCATACTCTTCCAGCTCTCGACGACTTAGGTTGGCCTTGTCTGCTTGTGCCGCTCCACTATCTACCCATACCTTCAGGTGGGGCTCAAATTGTTCGCCAATCAAATACGCTTTAGTCTTTGGCAACCCACGCTTGCGTAATCCCCAATACGAAATCATTACGTTAGTTACGCCGTTACGTTCCAGCAGCGTTCTGTTAGAGGGAATCTCTGTTCCCATGAAAATTAACTTACTCAAAATTAGTAACTTCTGCTCTATTTAGACGAGCATCCTGAGTACGCAATGCGTTCTGCTTGGTGATGGCGTCTTCAATCTCTGTCCATGAACGACGGGACTTAGGTGCGTCTGGCCTAAACTCTGGCCTAGTGTATGACGGAACTCCAAACATTACTGATGGGATGCCCTGCTCAAATGCGTATGCCCACATCTCTGGGTTGTTGGTTACGAATAAATCAATCGCACCTTTGGCCCGTACGTGATTTACCTGTCGTTCGCCTAGCTTCTCTCCAACCAATCCGATGGATGAGTTAACAATGTGGTCAAAATCCACTACTTTATTTACATCTAACCATTGCTGCGTCTCTTCTGCGGACACTGGCGACATCAGGGTAATCTGGTTCCAGGCGCTGAGTGACCCTACCATAATAATTCCAGTAGAGATTGGCTCGTCTTTTGGACCTCTGAGTACGCCGTCTAATTCAACTAATACATGCATGTGTTAATCCTAGTATTTATCTGTCGGACAATCACACTTACATTGCTCGTCTGTGCATAATCCAAATTCTAATAAATGCCCACAAATTGGGCAGTAACTAATTGCCACGCTGTTGCCTATACAACGCTGCTCGTCTAATCAACGTGCTTGCATCAGGGAATTCAACACCGTGATTCTTTACTGACTGCTTCATGTATTCACGGATAGTACGCAACGAATCAATTGCTCCACTACCTTTACCTGCTTGCCAACGATAATTGTTGAAATCAGCATACCCTTCGCCGCCAGGAGAGAACGCTACGGAACGGTTCATGTGAATCTCGTTATACAACGCGTTACCTTGAGCTCCCGCAATCGTCAAACGGTTTTCCGCGTTACGTCGGAGGGCGTCGTTGTGGGATGACTGAATATCCTGTAGGGCAGTGTTAAATCTAATGGAAATCTGCTCTGCCATAGACGCATCATTCTTGGCAATCTGTTCCCACTCAGGGTTGTGCGGTGCGGTCTGGTTGCGGTCTGGGTGAACGGTCCACTCGTTGTGCTTCAAATCATACGCTGCGTAGGGCTTAATCGTGCGAATATCTGTCGCTGAAGGATTGACATAAAACGTTAGCTCGTACCCGTTCCAGTTTTCTGTCTGCAACTGTAGGTTCTCTCGGAACTCTTCGTTTAGTTGCTCTGCAATTTCTTTGTCTGTCAGTCCTGCGAACTCTGGGTTTGCCTTACGGAACTGAATAAAATCTACACCAACCAAACAATCCAAATCGCCTGGCTGCCGTGCAGCACTCCACTGATACGAAACTCCACTACCTGCCAGCCATGGGTGAGCCCATAAATCAGCGTGGCGGTAGTGGAGATTCAAGAAATCGTACAAAATGTGGAGAATACCTTGGCGTACCCACGAGCGCAATTCACGACCGTCAAATAGGTTAGGGTCTAACGTATCTGCTGGCGTACTGAAATACGACGTTGGGTTATCACCAAAATTAGTCATGAGACTAGTTTATTCTGCTGGTGTAACACTTTCTGGCTTAATACCGCGCTCCTTGAGCGCATCCTTAATCTTGTCAGCAGTACTCTCTGCCTTAGGTGCTAGACCAGACAGGACTGCACGTGCAATACGGTCAGCCAACAGCTGGTTGTCGAACTCCTGGACAATCTGCTTTGCTGCCTCATACACATCAAAATTGTTTGCCTTACGTGCAGCTTCTGGAGCTTCCTTTGGCAAATCTGTGTACGAGGTCAGTGTACCGTCAGTGTTTACGGTAATTAGAAAATAGGTTTCTACATTACTCATTAGTATCCCTTTCGGACAATCTTCTTCAGCTTCTTTACTTCACGCTCTAGCTTTTCAAGGCGCTCCCATTGCTGAGCTTCACGCATGTTATCCATGGCCTTTAGCTTTGCTTCAAAAATCTTTTCTTCGTGCTTACGCTTATTAATCCACATATTTAGTACATTCCTAGGATACGGCGCTTACGCTGGACAACTTCTCCGTGGTAAGGGCAAAAATTACAGGTATAAATCTTTGGACCATCGAGGTGCTCAGGCTTTGGCAGTCCCAGCTCTCCACGTTCCTTGGCTGTGTCTGGTAGCAGACGCTTTGATGGCTTCTGGTAATCGTCACAGTCATTCTTTGGCTGGTTGTGCTTAATCCAGCACTCCATGGCGTCCTCTGCGAACTGCATCTTGGACTCATAGAAACCCTTGTCACCATCTGCGGTTAGGACATCCAGTCCACGTGCGCCCTTAGACAACTGGTCCATAATCTCTTGGCGCTTCTCGCCATTGGCCCAGGTTTCTACTGGCAGCTTGAACAAACGGCCCTTGTGAGGCTCACCTGATGGGAACTTGTGCTTCTCTAGAGAAATCTCTAGGAGGTAATCACGGTCCGATGGACCGTCGTAATCTGGCAACTCCTCTAGTGTAGTGCAGACTAGGCAAACCAGCAAACGAATAACTGGGCCCTCGACTGGCTTTGAACCAATCAGCGGCTTACCGTTAGGGCTTACTAAACCACTCACTTGCTGTTTGCCTTACGCTCTGCTTCCATCTCAGCTTCTGCTTTTAGATGTGCAATAGAACCAGCCATTGGTCGTGGATTAGACTCATCATTAGAACGGGTCCAAATGTAGGTTCCTAGGTGTGGTACTTCTTTTGCCATGTTGTACTCCTTAAGTATTAATCTCATCCTAATACAAAACCCTCGCTTTCGCGAGGGCTATGTACTTAATACTATTTAGTATCCACGGAACTGGTTCAGCATAGGGTTGTGACCACCGATTTGACGGCCAGCCTTTTCAGCCTCATTGAATACTCCTGCTTTAGCAGCCTTATTCATTGTTCGGTTAACAATACGAGTGACCTTCTTAGGGCTGAGTCCTGCTTTTACTGCAGCGTTCTTATCTCGACGCAGCTGTTCTGATGGGTGCACATTGAACGCGTTTTCTTTTGGAGAAAAAGGATTTCCTGGGGTGGAGTAGTTCATGCTGGCACGAGATGCGCCCTGCCATCCGCCACCTGCTACTCCTGCATCGAGCCTAGTTTGAACACCGTAACTTCTAGTAGCTCGTTTCAGGTCCTGAACTGCTGCACGACGGTGACTAATGTTAGTAAGGATTCCCTTACCTGTACCTGCATTACCTGCTCGGTTGTTGAATAGTGGCATAACTACTTCTCTCTTACTTAAAACTGGCTGGTGGACGGCCAGTACGACGAGCGCCTGTCTTGTAGACAGGTGTATCCCAGCGCTTCTGTCGGTCAGCCTCTTTGGATTTTGATGCCTGGCGTTCGGCGTTCTGTTCGCCAACACGCTTAGTTTCCCTATTGGCGGCTAGTCTATTGCTGAGGTCCTTAGCAATCGCTTCTAGAGGACTCATTCGAGTAGTTTTTGGTCCTGAAGGACCTTGTGGAAGAGAACTGGCTGGTTTGTAACCGCTGCCTGGAGGTGCCGAGAGCAATGTGTGAGGGTTCGTCTCTACTACATTGCCCTTGGCATTGCGCTTGCGCATATTAAATAGCGGCATGACTACTTCCCTGGGTTGACCATTGCTGACTCAGGGGCTTCTGTGGTTACGAAACCATAACCATAGAATGGGTGCAGTAGCTGACGATTCTCTAGAGTTTCCTCGTGACCCTGACCGTGGACTACCTCGGTGTCTGGGCGTACCTTGCGGTACTTGCCATCAGTTGCGCCTGCGTTTAGGCTGTCGTTCATTGAACGAGATGAGTTAACTGCCATTGTGGCGTCCTTTACTTTAACAGTTGTTCTCAGGGAGAGAATCAACAAAATCTTTGTGATGCTGCTGTAGTGTGCCGAGTACTGCTGCGTTAGCGATTTGGAATGACGCTGTACCACCATCTGGGCTTGCACCATTCTTGTAAACTAGTTTAGCAGCGTTCTGTGCCTCTAGTGTGGCATCCTGATGTGCTTGTGCCGCACCAGAACCGTACCCTACTTCGTATGCTGTGTTCAATGATTTGTTTGAACGGGCAACCATCTTGTGGACCGTGTCTACGATGTCTTGACCGTACACACCGCTGTTAACGTGGTCTAGTAGGTGTTCATTGAACTCTGAAATAGCGGACATTACTGACCTCTTGCTGCGTCGAACGCGCCCTTTGAACGGCCAGTACTCTTAGGTAGCTTCAGTCCCGCTTCCTTTAGGTATGCCTTTGGGTTCTCTGCAATCTTAGTTTCAGCATATCGACGTGATGACGTTACTGGGTTGTCTGCAGGTAGAGTATTGGCTGCTCTCCAGTGCAGGGCTGCTGCACGTCCTGCGTCACCCTGCTGTAGAGCGTCGTTGATGTACTTCATGTCCGATTCAGTAACAGCTGCCTTGCCCCTGGTTGGAGCCTTTCTCGCATTAGTCTGAGCGATTTCTAGGCTGCTGAAGTTTGGTCGCTCTGAGTTAGTGACTCCAGAACCTGGACTTACTTCTTTGTCGTCTAACATGTCTGCGGCAACAGGCTTTACTCTGAGCGCCCGCTCATTCCACGCTGCGTTGTAACGTGCGGTTCTTTCTGGGGACTGAGTTGGTGAGGCGTCCTGTGTTCCAGTAGTTGATGAAGGAGTACGAGCATCCATAATTGCTTTTGCTGCTGCAGCTCTGGCTGCCTTTGACCTTAGCTTTGGAGGATTTGACGGCTTAGGGCTGTTAGTTCCATAAGGAACCATCGTTGTTTCCTTTGGAGCTTCTGGAACTGGGCCACGACGAGTTGCGCCTACTGGAGTAACGTCTACACCGTTTACTACACGGGCCTCTTGTCCGTCTGCCTCACGTGAAGTAATAGCCTTTCCTTCTGAGCCTGCGAATACAGAACCCTTAGTTGCTGGCAACTGAGGACCCATAGGAGTACCTGTACGTACACGGCCTGGGCCCTTGGCTGCCCAGCCGATTGCATCTTCGTGCTTCTTGGCCTGTGCTAGAGCAAACTGCATAACAGTTTCACGTCCGCGGTTATCTGAACCTGGAAATAGTCTAGCGGTGATGCTACGGCCTGCTGGAGCTTCGTAAACCTTGGTGTGTGCGTCTTCACGTGCTACACGACCTGTGTCTAGAACAGATGCGCCACCTGTGCGGCCGTATTCCGCAGTGATGTTATTCGCTACTTCACCAACAGACTGTCCTGTGCCCTGGTAATTGTTGTCAAACGTAGGAATGTCCTTGGCACCAGGCATACCAGCAATGTGGTTAGTTAGGTCGTGAAGAAGTTTTCCTGTGTGCCCAAGTAGCTTAGACGCCATGTCTAGGTGGTCGTGAGCTGTCTGTGGTGTACGTCCCTCAGCTTGCTCAGGAGTCATGTGCTCCCCAGGAATCTCCTCACCCTCTGCGTAGGTTCTACGTAGAATAGTGTCATCTGGATGAGCAGACTTGTATGGGTAGTTCTCCTGATAACCTGAGCTGTTCTTGCCTACAGATACTCGGTCACCCTGATTGTGGGCTCCCTGTGCTGACATGATGTGGCTGTGTACGGCACGAATAAGAGATTCAGCGTTCTGGAAATCTCCACCAAACTGGCCACCAGCTGCTTCACGGTGAGCGTTAATCTGGCGCTGCATGTGGTTTGCTAGGTTGGTCATTGACTGGAATGGGTCAGCCTGACCGTTTGAACCAACTTCATCGGTGTATTCGTCACCTAGAGCCTTGGCCGCCTTAGCCTTCTTAGCACCCTTAGCAGATACCTGAGGAACCTTAATTCCTACACCCTGGTCTTTTAGAGTGCTGTTGATTCGTGCTACAGGGTTTCTACGCTCTGCGTCTGCAATTCCGTTTTCATCAAACGACAGTGTACCGTAAACAGTGCCTGGCTTTACGAGCTCCTGGTTATCGCTGACCTTCACTACTCCAGTAGATAGGCCCTTCTTGGCTTTGGCGATAGTAGACTTGCGGGCATTCTGACGACGGAAACCACGTGGGTTAGACGTTCCAGCGGCCTTAGGCTTTGCGCCCAGTCCGCTTAGAATAGCGTTAGTTTCTTCTGGTGTGTTAGGACCATCTTCTAGTGGAGCAGCCATTATGCCATCTTTCCTTTAATACGCTGTGCACGTCGTGAGTTACCGCATGGTGGGCATAGGCCCTTGATGCTGTACATGTATTCAACTGGGTTCATGATTACACCGCACTGTGGGCAGAGCTGATTAGTCTTTCCCATCGCTGCGTTCTGAGCAATCTTGAACGCCTGTAGCTCTAGTGTTTCTCCACCATCGCCATCAAACATTACTTTGCCTTCTTTGTAGTAGCGTTGACCTTAGTTAGGTCAGCGGTTACAACTTTCTTTGCGGCTGGCTTGGCTGCTGGCTTAGCAGCTGGCTTCTTAGCGGCAGGCTTTGGAGCAGGAATAACTGTTGGGTTAGATAGAGTACGTGTCTCGGTACGTGAGACTACGCGAACCTGGTGGTCCTTTACCTTCTTCTGTAGCTTTCCAGCAGCAGCGTGTGCCGCAGCAGTTGATGAGCCCTTAAGCTGCATCATGTCGCGGAAATCGCTGTCCTTTGGACCCTTAGCCTGTACGTATAGGTACTTGTTTGCCTCTGCCATTACTTCTTCGCTCTCTGAGTTGCTGAGATGACGCCCTTTGCGCCAATTACTCGTCGTAGTTCAATAGGGACTCGGCGTCCAGCACCGATGTGGTCAGCTGCCTGGTCAATTAGCTTGTCCATTGCACCTGGAAGGAGTCGCTCTGCTACTGGAGTCTTTCCAGTACGTACTGGGTTCTTTGCTCGTTCCTGTGCTGCAGCTCGGTTACCTTGAATCTTTGCAGTAACCGCTTTGTTGGCAACTGGAACTGTTACGCTCTTGTTCTTACCTCGACCCGACGCCTTGCCCTTGCCTGATGCCTCGAGAACTTCTCCTTCAGGAATAGACGGGTTTGGTCCAGCTGCGGCTGCTTTCTTTCCTTCGGCAGTCTTTTCTAGTGGAAGACCTACTTCAGAACGCTTAATAGAAACTTTCTTACCGCCACGGCTCATCTTAGAAAGCATTGAGCTCATTGCGCTGACACTCTTTGACTGCTTTCCAAACTTGGTGCGCAACATCTCCAAGTTTTCCTTGGTTGCCTTAATTGGCTTGCGCTTCCCATCGTCGCCAACTGGGCCCCATACGTGTCCAGCAGGTGCGTAGGCTTCTTCTGGGTTTGCCACAGGAAGGTTACCCTGAGCATCACGCTCAACAGGATTGCCGTTCTTGTCCTTGTCCTGGTAGATTGCTCGCTCCTCGTCAAGGTGACGGTTAGAGTAGTCATTCATGTCAGAGGTTTTCATCGCCGTTTTAGGAGTCTGAAGCTTACCAATACGCTTACCTAGAGCAGCTACCTCTACGTCATGGACTGGGCTTCCAATGCCGTACTCCGAAAGGCCTCCGCTGTTGACCTTATTGTGTACGTTCTTAAGGATTCCGTACACCTTCTGAAGTACTGGGTGTAGCTCTCCCATGTCGCCCTTGAATTTGTTAGAGACCACACCTGTTGCAGGGTTTGCTTCCTTCATTGTGCGAAGAAGTGACTTGGCCTCTACTAGGTTATTGTCAATGTCCCTGTGCTCACGGAGAACAGAAAGGCCTTTAGACTTTTCCAAGAAGTCTGCTCGGTCATTCAAGTTACGAACAGCAGGGTGGCTTGGGTCATGCTCTGCTACAGAATTAGCTGCTGCACGATAGGCGCCTGCACGATGGTCTAGGGTAGAGTCTAGCCCGTCAATGTGATTACGCAACGCTCCGTGTAGTGCCATTAACTGATTCCATGCTTCGTGAGCAGTAATCTTTGACTTAGAGTCAGGGGCTTCTACGTTAGTTTGTAGGCCACGACTTGCGGATGCGTTTAGCTCCGAGTCAACTCTTGAGGCTACTTTACGAGCGTCTGCCTTCTTTTGTAGAATAGCGTTTGTTTCTGGAGTTGCCTGAGCTGGCTTACGAGGTGCTTTGCCCACAGGAACTTCTCCAGGAGCAACATCTTTGTTGGCTACCTGTACTGGGTCTGGCTTAGGAGTAAAGCGTTCTTTAGCTGATGTAGCTACGTTGTCTTCATCGTAGGCAGGAAGCTCTCCACTACCAGTGATGCCTGTTAGGTCTCCACCAGTTACTTTAGGCTTATCCATGTCAGTAAGTTCAGATGACGCACCGCGGTGCTTAATCTGTTCTTCTTGGAAGATGCCAAAACGTCTGCCACTCATTAGTTAGCTCCTAGGTCATTTCTACTACTACCAGAATACCCTGCTGGGCTTCCTGAGTACCAGGAAACTCGAGGGTCAGTGTAGACTCGGTCTACTGATACAACGTCTTCGATTGTTGGCTGCGTTCTATCTCCCCAGCCAAATCGTGGAGGAAGCATACGAATTTGAGGTAGTGGAGGACGTACCTGCTGTTGAATCTCTGATGCGGGCATAGTTGCTGCCATCAGTGCCTGCTGAGTGAGGCGCTCCATGTTTGATGCCCAAGGACCGTTGTAGGTCCATTTCTGTGGACGACCTTCTTCATCGGTCTGGTTGTTACGCCATGGCTTTGTGTAATCGTAATTGCCGTCAGTAGTCTGTGACATGTTATCTCCAGACTGGCTTTAGGTAGGCTAGTTGATTCATGCGGATTACATTTGCTTCCGCAGGGCCATCAGCACGCGTATTGGCCTTACCGTCATTAACTAGGTGAGGTGCTGGAGTTAGTCGAATATCTGGTGCGGAGCGAGGGATGCGGAAAACGCCAGCTTCTGGGTCGAACTTAGCCTTCATCTGACGCTGAATACCCTGCTGGTCATTGAACTCTGATGGCCAGAAGTAAGCTGATGGCTCAATGCGTTCACCCTTGTGGACACCACGCTGGTACGCTTTTTGTCCTACACGGTTCTTAATTGAGTCGAGTAGGCGGTCATCGCGTCGAGAACGAATTGTTCCTAGGTAGCCGTCAGGATATTCTGCAGATGGAACACGCCCAGTACCAATACGCAGTGAGTCTAGGTCACCACGTGCTACAGGTGTTCCCTGTCCGCCCTGGTTGTTATAACCGTAAAACCCATTACCGCCAAGTGATTGCCAGTTCTGGTTTGGAGAAAAGTTTTGTACTCCACCAGCCATTAGCTATCCTTATGCTCCCATAGTAGTTGGGGCTTGCATTCCTGAGTCTTGCTGTACGAAGGTACTCTGTCCAGCAAGAGGGTTTCTCCAGGTGAACATCTTGCCCTTGGTACTATTGTTGTCTTTAGTAAGCGGGTCTACATGCGCGTGCTCTGCTTGAGCTGCTTCTGCTCCAGAGTCTGGCTTAACAGTAGCAATCTGCGCCATGCCTGCTGAGGCTGGCTTGCTATTGAACAGCCTACTCAATGGAGCTATGGAGGCAGCAACGTTCATGTTAGACATGCTGGTCCCTTATAGGCTAGAAGACTGAATACCTGATTCAAAGTTAGGGTTTACGCGTCCCTGTACAGAAGGAACTACACGAGCAGATGCCATGGTAGGACCAACTGATGGGTCAACTAGAGTTGAGCCAGTCTTAGGCTGAATGCGGTATGAAGCACCGATGTTCTCGATGTTTGCACGGTTAGCCTTACCACCTGCGGTAGGGTCACCTGCCTGTACGTTCTTCTTAGGAACTAGAGTTCCAGTAAGAGCGGTGTCAACGTGAGCGGCTCCGATAGGAATACGCACGCTTCCAGCTGCGTCAGCTGCTGCATAAGCTTCTTCGTGAGTTGCGTGGTTACGTGCCATTGATTTACCTGCCGATTCTAGGTGGTTTGATGGGTCACCGTCGCGACGACGCATTGCGTGACCTTTGCTTGCCCATGATGCCATGAGAACTCCTTTTGCTTACTACTAGAGTAAGGGATTTTTACTGTGCTGTAATAGCAAAAATGATTGCAGAGATTTCGCCGTCTCGGCTGTCAATAGTGGTGAACCCTGGCTTACAAGTTAGGTCTAGTCCGCGAGGTGCTACGTATCCACGAGCAATAGCGATGGCCTTAACTGCCTGGTTGACTGCGCCTGCTCCTACGGCACGTAGCTTTACAGCTCGGTGCTCATAGATTGCATGTGCAATTGCCGATGCTACAGACTGTGGGTTTGACCCACCAGCAATACGTAGGAACGGCTCTTCAGTTGATGGTACGGTGGTGATTTCTTCGGTCACGAGTGTTAGTCCTTAAGTAGTCGTGCCCTGCCTCAACTATTAAGGTTACAGTGAATCCCTATACTTAGGGTCTTTAACTTGTTCTACAATGGCTTTTTCTATTTCGCCTGTAATTGAGCCTGACGCTAGTCGTGCGAGAGCGTAAGAGTCTGCTGCGTTGTCGTCATTGAACTCGATTCCCCAACGCTTGTAAATCTGCATGAGCATCTCTTGCTTCTTGGCATTACCCTTGCCTGCAGCGTACTTCTTCAGGGTCATTGGTGGAACCTGTAGTGGAGTTCTGCAGTGCTCCACTAGAGTATCCTCGAACTGGTCCCATAGGGTCAGCTTTACGGTGGCTGCGAGCTCGCCCAGCACCAAAGCTGAATGACTGGCAAGAACTGTTCCTTCCATGGCGATGTCATGAAATGTATGGCCTTCTAGTGCCAACCATATAATTTTTTCACGCAGCCAGTAGCGGATATCCGCTAGTCTTCGCACACCCTTGTAAGGAGACTTATAGACCCAGGTCTCGTAGCACTCAGGTCTATCTACGTTTAGTGCGGTAACAGCAAACCCAGTCAACGACTGGTCAATGCCAATCGCGACTGGGCCTGGGAGGAGTCCTCCATCAAATACTTTTTCAGCCATTCACTGATTCTAGTACTGGCAGGTCTGCCATGTCTTGCAAACCTATGATAGGAACGTTGTAGTTTCCCTTGCCGTATGGAGCCAGGTATCGAATGTCTACGCAGTCTCGACCGTATGCCCATCCAACTGCACGGAATGCTGGTGCTTTGTAACCGTCAGCTGGTGAACGACGAGTCTTCTCTTCTGGCCCACCTACGATAAGGATGTAGATTTCATTAGGGTCGTCTACGCCTTCTTTAAACCGTAGTGAGTACTTTGGATACCCAGGAATGTTCTTGGTAAATGAATACCGAATCTCGTAACCTGGAATGTCCAACTTGTTCTTAAAAGTGTTGACGTGTGGCTCAAAGTCCTCCATGCCCATCATGCGAGCAGCTGCCAACTCAGACGCTGCACAAATCATGTGCTGCCAGGTCTCCCAGATATCGCCTTCGCTATAGTTGCGGTTACGCTCTGGCTGTCCCATCATAGGTAGCTGTCGCTCAAATCCAACACGGGCGGCAATTGCTTCCTCCATAGGAGTAAGCTGGTATACCCATGCCATTAGAATGTCTCCAGCTCTTGAGCTAGGTGCATTGCAAAGTCAATAGTGCTGTGAAGGACCTCTAGTGAGGATTCATTATTGATGTGAGAAGTAAAGTGGTAGTCATCTAGGTCATGCTCTGAGATGTGGGAATTTACTGCCTCAAAACCCGTACGATTCACACGCCAAAGTGCTCCCTGTGCTTCTATAACAGCATCTGCTTCGTTCTTAAACCGAACATCAGCAAACACTACCTTGTCGTACTTGGCAGCTTCCTTCATAGCAAGGTCAATCCAAACGTTCTCACCGAACATGTTGCGACCTACTTCTGTACCCATACGCTGTAGTAATCCACGAACATCGGGGCTATCTACCTTAAGGCTCTCCCAACCAAGACCGTCTACAGCCTGTGCGAGGGAGACTCCCTGCATATCTGCAATCTCAATTTTAGGGTCTAGGAGATATAGAGCCTTACGCATAGGGTCAGCAAAAGAAATTTTGGTAAACCCATAGTTTGAGACTAGGTAGTTTGCTACCGTATCCTTGCCGCTTCGAGCGTACCCGCTTAGTCCGATAATCATGTGTGCCCTCCTCTTATTTGTTATTTAACTTCAGCGTGGTACTTGTGTACGTAGTCAGTTAGGTGGTCCAAACGGAACCCTGACCATACCTGACCGTCTGATGTTACTACTACTGGTGCTGACTGAAACTTGTTTTCATCGATGATTGCTTGAACCTCTGGGCTATCTGAAATCATCTTTGCTTCAAATGGAACGTCCTTGCGAATGAGAAACTTCTTAGTCTGCTCGCACTGTACGCAGTTTGGATTGCTGTAAATTGTAATGCTCATTTGTGATGTCCCCAGACGTCGTTTGCGAATAAAAGAACTACTACGATTAGTAGGACTACTAGTATACCCATGGGTGCTGCACCTCCCTATGTGCTAACAGTGATTATTATGGAGCAACTCGCCCATTTTTAACAAACGCTGCGTAAGTGTGTGGCATCTTTTCTCCAAAATACTTCTCCATCTGGTCTGCAACCATGGCGATTTCTACCTGAGGGAATGATGGATAGGTGCCCTGTTCGAGTGAACGCAGGCTCAGGAAGTTCATTAGCGAACGAGCATTCATAGTTACGTACATTGAGCTATAGATGTTTAGCGGAAGCACCATACGAGCTACTTCACGAGCAATACCGTGGTCTAGCATCCACTGATAACGCTCGTAGGCATCCTGTGCACCGCTGTTTAGGCAAGCACTAGTTGCAACGTGTTGCTCGGAAGTCCCAGGTTCAAAGGTATACGCACCAGGCTTTCCAACCTGAATCAACTTACGGTTTTCATCTGGCACATAGAAAACAGGGGCAAGTTCCTTATAGCGCCCTGACTCCTCGTTGTATGAGGCCATACGGTGGCGCTGGAACTCACGGAACACGAATAGTGGTGCCTCAATGTAGAAGGTAAAGGCATTGTGCTCGAATGGTGAGCCATGACGGTCACGCATTAGATAGTTGATTAGGCCTTGGTCTTTGGTCAGGTCTTCTCCAGCACCAGTAGACACACGAGCGGCCATGGTCACAGCCTCGTCAGAGGCCATAGAGTTGATTAGCTCGACACGCATGTCTGAGCGGAATGTAATATCAGGCACTGAAGTACTCCTTACGCTGTGCACGAGAGTCATTAGAACGACGAGTAATCTCACGGCTAACTAGCTGTAGGTCACGCTCGTGATTGTTGAGTAGCATTTCTACCAACTTACGGTATGCGTACTTCTCTTCGTAGTCATTATCCAAATCGATGATGTCTTGATTGACAGAAATCTCTGCCTTGATGGCAGTTACACGCTCACCCTTTACCTGGGCTCCCATGCGACGGAACATCATCTTGTCTTCCAAAAGCTTCAGGCGCTTCTGAGCAGCACGCTCTTCAAGCTCTGCCATGACCTTCTGAGAGGCGATGTAGTCAGTCCAAGCGGTTAGGCGAGTAAATAGCTCACCCAGCTGCTCTGAGCTGATGTCGGTGATGTCCGCTGGAAGGACCACTTGCTCATCGCTTGGTTTAGAGAACGAGAGGCCCCATCCAGCAAATTTATCTATAGCAGTCATTAGTCCTCCTTGTATGGGTCACACTGCTTGCAGGTTCCACCAGGATTGTTGTTACACTCTGGTGCTACGCCTGCTTCTACGGCATCTACAACAAGCTTAGCCCTATCGAAGACGTGTCGCACAATCTCGAAGTCTCGCTTTACTGAGAACTCCTTGTAAGACTGGTCAGCCTTCAACTCGTAGATGAAAACAATCTCATTAACGTCGTTACCCATACGCTGCATCAGCTCTAGGTACATCTGTCCCTGAAGGATGTGAGGACCGAAAGGCTTCTTTACCTTGCCCCATGCCTTCATGAAGTCTCCGTCAGCCTCCATCATCAACGATGGCGCTTCTGAGCGAATGGTTCCTGGGCCGATTGACTTAATCTCGATTAAAGTGTCGTCACCGATTCCCTTAATCCAACCGTCAGTGTGGCCCTTGATGCGAAGAGAGTCATCGACCATGGTTACTTCGTCGTAAATAAGCTTGTACCAAGGAGCCTGGCAGACTTCACACTCTTTTGGAGAGGTTCCGAAAGTGACTGAGTCACATACCTGACACTTGAACTTGCCGTGAATAACGCCCATCTCTTGGAACCAACGCTGCCACTTAGCGTGGATGTAGTGACCCTCGTCAAAGATGTTCTGTAGGCGGAGGTTAGGGTTAGTGGCAATCTTCTTGTGACCGCTTAGTAGGAAGTACGACCCACGACGACAGAAGTCATTCTTAATAATTTCTGAAGGGTGAATTACCAGGGTGCTGCGGTCACCTGGAGCTTTCGTAAGTAGGTGGCGGTCGATGTCGCCTAGTAGACGTGTGGGCTTAGACTTTGCGTCTAGAAACTTCCACAGGTCTGTTTTCTGTGCTGCCATTGTTTTCCCTCTTCTTGTTTTCTAACTGAAAGATGTACTCTTTCAAAGTCATAGTCTTACGATACTGTCTTTGCCACTTTCTGACAAGAGCGTTTCTTTCTCGGTGACTCATTCCGCCCCAGATGCCGTGCTGCTCGTCCGTACGAACAGCTTCCCAGAGACAGTCAAGTCTAACAGGACACGGAGGAACATCGTTCACTCCAAAGCAATAAGTCTTAGCCTCATTAGCAATGACTTTGTACATTTCTTTATCCCTAGGAGGGAAGAAAAGAGTTGCGTCTGGGTCAACTCCATCGCAAACCGCTTCTTGGTACCAAGCATCAAATTTCATTAAGTTTGTTCCACTGTTCAAGGAAGTCGGTCTCCAAAAGAATGACGTAGTCTTCGCCATTCAGGTGGATGCCGAATACTGGCAATCGACCATCCATGATTGCTTCATTGGTAATCTTTTCCAATTCAGCAGCTGAGATAGTCTTGGTCTTTTTCCCTGTCCATTTATGTTCGATGAGTAACTGGCTGTTACGTACATCGCCTTTGCGAGACCAGAAGGCCCCAGAAGCTGCCGTGGTTTGCCCTCCAATGGCTTTTGCGAGACGTTTCTCGTGCTTCTGAGACTGCTTCTGACCTTCACTCTTCACTAGATAGTGGCCTGTTCGATTACAATCTTGGCCACGTTATAAGCAAACTTTTCTTGCTGAGTCCATGCCTTTCGAGCCTCTACGTCCAATGCTCGTAGAATCTCGACACGAAGCTCTTCCGCGCCTTCACGGCGAAGCTCCATGTTCATTGACTCTACGTAGCGCTCGTAGGCTTCGTGGTCAATTGACAGTTCATTCATCTTACTCATCTTGCCCTCCTGTAAATGAATCTGGTGTGTTAAGAACTTTATCGCGAAGCTCTGACATTAAGTCTACCTCTTCACGGATAGAGTTTACAAGAGCCTCTTGGCCCTGCCACTTACGCTCACCGTAATAAATCCAGCCACCCTTGCGGTCCACAATCTGTTTGACGATTGCCATAGCAGCGATTTCCTTTGAGACGTCAAAGTCGCCAGCCTCGTAGATGCTGTATGGTGCGAAGTAGAAATCGATGTAAGCAACGCGCTGTGGTGGAGCGGTCTTGTTCTTTAGAACACGAATCTTGATACGCTGACCTACACGAGTCTTGTTAACTCCTGTGCCACCTTCAATCCACTCGTCACGACGAACCTCTGAGCGAGTGAAGAACGCATAGTTCTTACCCTCACCACCAGGAGTGGTGCGTGGGTCTCCGTGCATCACACCAATCTTCATACGGTACTGGTTGATTACAATACCTAGGATTGGGCGTTCTTCTTCTACTAGAGAGCGCTTCATTGCTGCTCCAGCCTTACGGAAGAACTTGTTAGTAATAAGAGCGCCACGACCAACGGTCATTTCGTCCATGGCCTTCTCATCTTCAGGACCAGGTACTAGGGCAGGAAGTGAATCAATAACAATAGCGTCAACAGATTTAGACTCTGCAAAAGCCAAAACTGCATCATAAGCTTCCTCCATAATGTTGGTCTCAATAACGATGACACGGCTGGTGTCAACTCCGCACATTGCAGCGTACTCAGGAACCCACTGCTCAGCAGCTACCCATACAGTAGTGTGCTCTGGGTCTCGCGCTTGGTTAGCGGCAATAGTCTTTAGCGCGATTGCCGTCTTGCCGTGCGAAGCCTCTCCAATAAGCTCATTCCATTGATTGCTCGGAAAGCCGCCACCAAGGACATAATCAAAAGTAGTAGAACCAGTAGTAATACGCTTAATAAGGTCAGAACGAACATCTTCTCCAATTACTACTACGTTGTCACCCAGCTTCTTGTTAATCTGGGCCATAATCTTGCGTGCTTCAGCGTTAATTGACATTCTTTAAGTCCTGGATTCCTTCTGCGATTTCTTCTAAGTATTCGGCTTCGGCGTCATCGCCAAAGTCTCGTAGGTCGTTTGCTAGGCCGATGACAAAGTTAGTAGCGTCATTAATGCCGTCTTCGTATGCGCTCATTAGCCGTCAATCCTTCCAATGATTCCCTGTGGATTCCAGTTGCTTGTTGGATTGTTTCCAGCAGCCGCTTTAGCGGAACCTTCGACGTGTGCGCCTGTTAGGTTTCCGTATCGTGAGCCCGATTGCGAGATAGGATACCCGCAGTCATAGCAACGCGGTGCCGCATTTTGGATGGCCATATAATTAACCGACCCGCACTCAGGACACGTAGCAGTCTGCTTAGCTGATTGCGCACGCTCCGCCTGTGGGGCTTGAAAGGAAGGCATCGGCTGCATAGGCTGCTGTGATGGTGGCATAGGAGGCATGTCCATTGGACGACCTACTGGTGCCTGTTGCTGTGCTGGGGTGCCCGCTAGGCGAGCTGCCCACCAATCTGCGTTACTCATTTGTGCCTCTTTGGAATGTCGAGTAGACCCATGTCTACGATTTGAGATACTGAACCTAGGATTGCTGAGAGTGCAACCTGCTCCATCATGCGACGGCTTTCCTGCCAGATTTCGTCTGGAAGTTCCTTGAGCTCACCAGTCAGATTACTTCGCTGGTACTCAACTGCACCTTCTGCAAGTGTATGTGCGTGTGCGTAAAGTAGTGGAATCAGGTAACCAATTCGCTCTGTGCGCTTGTCACTTTCTTGCTCTTCACGTTCAGCTACCTCGTCACTTAGAGCACTGCATCCTAGGAGCTCTGTAAGAGCATGCCCATTCTGAATTTGCGAGTCTAGAATAAACCCACGTAGGCGACTAGTAATGTCGCCAATGCTGAGTCCATGCTTATGCTTATGCTTTTTCTTTTTAGCGAACATTACTTTGCCTCACCCCACTTATCAACGATATATACCTCAGCTTTTAGTGGAACCTTGATAGAACTCAAGTTGATTCCTTCCATTGCTGACTTAATTGCTTCTGCAGTTTCTTCTGCTCGGTCTTCTGGAGTAATTGTTACCAATTCATCGTGAACCGTTAGTACTACATTAATGGATGGCTCATTGATAAAGCAAGAGTGTGCACGAACAAGTGCGAGCTTCATGATGTCAGCGGCTGAACCCTGAATCATGGTGTTGAAAGCCTGACGTTCTGCACGAGAGATTAGCCCCATCTCCTTGCTGTTGAGGTCAGGAATGTATCGACGACGACCAAAGATAGTTTCGATAAAAGGGATTGGCCCTGACTGCTTGGCTAGGCGAACAACCTGAGACTTGTATTTAGCAATCGAAGAGAATTCCTTCTCAAAACGAGTCAATAGGTCCTTGGCTTCCTTTACAGAACATCCGATAGACGCTGCAATCTTGTCAGGTCCTACACCGTATGAGATAGCGAGAACGAGAACCTTACCAGCCTTACGGTCTACACCCATGGTGTCACCGATGGTGGTGTAGATGTCTCCTCCAGTCAAGTAGTTGTTTACTAGAACAGGGTCCTGAGAGAACGACGCAATGACTCGTGGCTCAATCTGAGAGTAGTCAGCTACAACAAGCTTGTACCCTGGAGGAGCAACGAACAGGTTACGAACCAACTTGCCATAATCTCCCGATGATGGGATGTTCTGCAAGTTAGGCTCGCTAGATGAGAAACGACCAGTCTCGGCACCGTGTGCCTTGAAGTTAGTATGTACGCGACCATTGATAAGAAGCGAGTCCTTCTTAGTAATAGTCTCCTTACCATTGGTAACACGCTTGACCATACCTCCCTTGTAAGGAGTTACATAGGTGGTCATCAGCTTGTTCAAGTCCTGATATTCCAGTAGAGCGTCTACTAGTTCGTCTTTACCTCGGTAGTACTCAAGGGCTTCGGCGGAACATGAGTAGTGTGACTCGTTGAGCTCCTCACGGTTACGCTGAGCCTCCTGACCCTTAGTGGTCAAGGCAGCCTTGAACTTAGGATTAGGAGTGATACGTGGCTTCTTACCATCTTCTTGAGGAGTAAACAGCAATTTCTGCTTCGCAGGAACAGAATTAATTGCGAAAGCCTTGCCTGCCAACTTGTAGCATTTTGCTTCGGCTTCTTGTTTACCCTTTTCAATCTCGATAGCCAGTGTATCGAGAGCTTCCTGGTCAATGTAAGCACCAGTCAATTCCATGTCGCACAGGGCTCCTAGTACGTCCATTTCGAGACGCCAGACCTTCTGCAGGTTCCCAACAATCTTTGGCTTCAAGGCCTTGTAGAGGTCCCAGGTGAGCGCTGAGTCAATGCCTGAGTAGTTAGCGACCTCTGAGAATGCATGAAGCGCAACGTTTTCTCCGACTCCCTTTTCCATGTCAACGCCAAGTTCTCGCTTTACACAGTCTTTAAGTCCTAGGTTGAACTTATTCTGGTTGTTGATGATAAAAGAGGCCATCAAAGTATCGAAGTATGGCTTAGCTGGTACACGGCCTTTGTAGTACTTCGCTACAGACTTGAGGTCGAACTTTGCGTTGTGAGCGACCTTGAGCGCAGGACCAAACATGATTGGTTCAATGGCGTCAAACACCTGGCGTGGAGTTAGCTGGGACGGGGCTTCCCCGAACTTGGCCGTCCACTTACGCTGGTCTTTAGAGTAGTGAGACTCAAGGATAGGCTTGCCGTTCTCAAGACGGCGAAGTCCCTCAGTCATTAGTGGCTTATCCCAGCCAGTGAACTCGCCGTTAGGGTGACCCATAGGGATAACGTCTGTGCGACCCTCAGTCGCAAATGAAATCCAGCAAACGTCATTGATTACTGGGTATAGGCGGTTTTCGCCAATAGTCTCTACGTCCCACGCAAAAGCATCGACGTTCTTATACGCAGCTACAAACTCGGCTAGCTGCTGTGCCGTTGTAATGATATTCATGATTGCCCTCAAGAAAGTATAAGTGCAGGGAGCCAGAGGAAACAGAAGGGAAAAAAGACTCTGGCTCCCTGCACTGGTGGGAGATACTAGGAAACGAGCGTACGTGCTAGAGTTAGCAGCTCTTCGCGAGGGCTCACGAATACTGCAGACTCGTCGTACTTATCAGCCTTAGAGGCGATAGCGTCGATTTCATCGGCATCTAGCTCCCACTCATCAGCAAGGTCTGAGGCACGGACACGGTCCAAAACGTACTGTGTCTGTGGGCCAGAACCCTGTCGAGCGAGTGACCAGTAGTACTTAGTCAAAGGACCACGACGTGGGTCATCATTTGCTGCACGTAGCTGGCGAGCCAGGGTAGGTGGAGCAGTCAGAATCTGTACGTTTGGCTCTTCGTCTGAGATTACTAGAACGTTAAAAGCGAACTTAGCGCGTGGCTTGTCACCAGCGATGGTGCATAGTGGGCAGTCCTCGCCAAGGCATACGAATGAACGCTTGCCTTCGGTGCGGTCAACCCAGTGCTGCTCGTACACCATGAAAGGTGCGTCATCTAGGAACTTTACGAGCGAGGTCTGCTCAGAGAAGCGGAAGTCGGTGGCGTACTCGCCCTTTTCCTTCTTAGGCTTTAGGAAAGCATCGGCTGCTCCCCAACCTGCCTGAACAGTGGTGCCGTGCTTTGGTGATGCGTCTACAGAGTCTTCTACTAGGTAGTCATCTGCGTCTACTGCTGGGCTGTTAATAGCCATGGTATTTCTTCTTTCGGTAATGAGGCTTTCGCTCTCGATTGGTAATGAGGTCTTATGACTCTCGGTTAGCTGTTGCTGCCTTCCATCGTAGCACAAGTGCTTCTGTTAGGTCATCCAGCTGACTCCATTCTACACGAGCTGAACCCAAAAGTCCACGCCGTGCAAACTCTTCTATGGCAATTTCAATAAGACGTCGTGTATAAACACGGTTTCCGTTTACTTTAGTGCCGTTCAGAGTTTTAGAACGAAGTCGGTAGGGAGCAATTGGAATGTATCCCTTCTTCTCCCATAGACGAATGGTGACAATCTTCTTGTCCAAAGCGTGCGCTAGGGCACCAATGGTAAAGACTTCTGTCTCCACTCCCTGAAGAGTTTTAATAATTGGGTGGTTATCCCAACCGTTAGACTCTCCAAGAGCTTGCTTACGTCGCTTGTCTGCTACTGGAGTAGACTCACGACGTGGTTGCTTTGAGCCAGGTACACGGTCGAGGCCCTCAAAAGCTTTAAGGACTTCTTCTTCACTACGCATACCAGGCATGATTACTTCTTCGGAATACGGAGAGCCCAAGTAGTGGTTACTGGGAACATCTCATCAAGTTCTTCTTCGCTAATCTTGCCTTCGTAAAAAGCAGCCATTAGCGCGTCTTCGTTTAGCACAAGCTTAGTCTCGTATAGTTCATCCGTCAACTGGTGCTGGGCGATGATTGTCTCTGCGACTGCTTCATCAACCTTACGACTTGAACGACGCTGCTTCTCTAGACGTACGACACCTTCAATGGGCTCGTCGAAATCGATTAGTAGGTTTCCGTTGCTGTCCTCTTCGCCTTCAAGGTCAAGCTTTTCAAACAAAGCCACACGCAATTCATCTGCACGTGCTTTAAGAATGGTTTCAGTTGACTTTAGCTTGATGTATTCGCGAAGCTTTGCCTCAAAACTATCTGGGTTAAGAATTCGTGAAGTCTCTTCTGGGATAATGTTAGCCATTATTTCGCACTCACTAGGCGACGCTTAGTTGCGTCAAACATCTTTGGGTGCTTCTTAGCAGCCTTACCGTTTTGACGGTCAGTGCCCTTACTTGCTGGAGCTGGAGCTCCACCCTTACCTTTAGCCATGATGCCCTTCTAAATTAGCTTGTTGTTTATAAATTGTATCAGGCTGCCAACTGTGAGGTCAACTCCGCCTTGAGAGTTAATGTTTGAGCCGTCTAGGATTGCTCCTGCGACGTTGCTCTTTTGCTTAAGCATATCGTACTGACGTTGCTCAATAGAATCCTTGACGAGGATGTCTTGGATTGTTATGGACGACCAAGTAGATGAGGTCCTGTTAATGCGACCGTTACGTTGCACTGCAAGACCTGAGCTCCATGGCTGGTCGTAATTGAGCAAGAGGTTAGCCTGAGGCAAATCCACACCATAGCCACCAGCATCACTACTGACAAGAACACGAGTGTTCGGGTTAGTTTGGAAATTAACTTTGGCTTCTTCTTTTTGTCTTGCATTCATTTCTCCTGTGTAACCAACGGCATCATAACCTTTGGCTTTAAGTCTGCTTACTATTTCTCCAACAGAGTCTAGATAGCTTGAGAATACTACAGCTTTGTATGCTCCGTCAATATCGAGGTGCTCCGATAGGTAAGAGATGGCTGCGTCTAGTTTAGGAGTTTTTGCAATATCTTCAATGAGCTCGCCTAGGCTGTGGATGTACGCACTGCCCTTTCCTGTGTGGTTGTCGAAGTTAGCGTAGCTAGTCTTTACAACATCAGGGCTGGAGCAGAGCATTCGCATGGCAGATATTCGAGACATTACCTCACCACGCATTTGGTTAGCTGGGTCATTTGCATCGTAGGACTGGCCATAGTGAGCGGCAAGGCTAAAGTTACTTCCGAAAGATTCGCTGGCCTCCACTAAAAGTGCGTGTAGGTCCTTAGCAATATGGTTGTAAAGCTTCTGGCCTTTGCTGTCTAATGGAACAATAATCGGTTCTCTATAGATTGCGTCAGGAAGATATGGCTTAACATCCTCATCCTTCTGTGACTTGCGGACCGTGTGGTCCATAAGTATTTTGTGAAGGGTAGGAAGATTACGGTAACGCTGAACTCCACCGAAGTGATTACGAACGATAAAAGTTTTATCGAAAAGGTCGAAACGTCCTAGAACCTTTGAGTCTACGAACTGCATGATTGAGAAAATCTCTTCAGGTCTTCCGTTTTCAATTGGAGTTCCTGTGAGTGCAAATCTGATAGGAATGTTCTTAGCGAGGTCTTTGACTCGCTTAGCTCTTTTAGCTTTAAATCCTTTGATGGCTGTGGCCTCGTCACAGACGATAGCTGCGTAGGTACCATTCTTTAAAATGTCCCAGTCGTTGACTATTTGTTCGTAGTTCATGATTACGTACTGGGCTTTGTCTGCCTCGTGGTACTGGGCAAGTCTTTGCTTTGAGGTTCCGTCAATGACTACAGCAGTTGAGTCACTGAACTTCTCTATTTCTTTTTTCCACTGGTACTTCAAGCTGGCAAGACAAAGAACTATTACTAAGTCGTTTATCTCGCCAGCTTCTCGAAGTTCTTCGACAGCAGCAATAGTCATAGGTGTTTTGCCTAGACCCATTTCGTACGCTACAAGAATGTGCTTGGTCTCCACCATCTTTTCGACAGCTTCAACTTGGTACGGTTTTAGTGTTCCTTTAAACATACGCCATTTCACCGAGGATAGAAGGTTTTGCGTTTTGAATGCCCCACGCAATCTCCTCATCGGTCATATCGCCTGGGTCTTTCTTACCACTATCACCATAGTTGAAAAAGAACAAATTTAAACCGTATTTACGTGCAGTAATACGCAGTTCATCTGAAGCCTTCTTGCCAGCAGAATCTAGCTTTGGGTTGTCGAGGGCGCTGATGACTCGCTCCGAGTAGCGGATGAGCTTGAGCTGTTCCTCACTAATAGATGAACCGCAAATAGCCACAGCCCCATGAATACCAGCGGACCTAAGCCGAACACAATCAAGAGGAGACTCAACGATGACAACTACGTCTTCTTTCTGGTTCTCGATGCCGAACAATGTCTTAGACTTCTGAAGTCCTGCAGGGCGGTTGAAGAAGGTGCGGTGAAGCGTACCCTTCTCCTGCCAGCCCATGAGACGGTTAAAGTGAGGTTCCCTTAGTGGAAGAATCCACGTAGCCTTCTTTGCGTCCCAGAGCAATCCGTACTCAGCTGCTGCTTCTGCAGTAATGTTACGGCTGGCAAGTGCGTCTGATGGTGGCTCCTCGAATAGTGCAAGACGGGCCTCAGACATCTCTAGTGGCTTAGGTGCTGGCTCTAGACGATTAGGGAGGTTCTTAATCATCTCAGCTAGCTTCTCAATTGGAATAGCCGAAACAGAAGCTAACCAGTTCTGAGCTGCGGGATAGTCGTAGCTGTAGTCCTTGCCCCAACCCTGAACGTAGAACTCGTTGATGTCACAGACTAGCTGTGCAACATTGCCCTTGTAGTTACAGGAGAAACAAATGTGCTGGCCTGAGTCAAGGTTAATCCACCATGAAGGAGAGTTATCCCGCTTACCTGTGCGACGCTCATGCATAGGGCAAAGTGCGTTAGCTTCTGAGCCATGCTCAGTAGAGTCAATACCTAGTGCTGCAAGCACAGCAATTACGTCAAGAATCATAGCTTGTTACTCGCATATGGTGTGCAGAACTTGCAGGACTTTGCCTTGGTCTCATCGTGGAAGCACCCAGTCTCCCACATCCAAGTAATCGAAGTCTCTGATGGTGGGCAGTTACGAGCCTGAACAACACGAAGCATACGAATCTCTTCGTCTTCTTCTACGGCATCCAGACCGAGGATTACATCTGAGTCCTGGAAGAATGAGGATGAGTAACCGATTGAGTCAGCAGAAACCTTTCCACCCTTCATCTTCCAAAGAAGCGTCTGGGTCGAGATAACCACTGGCTTGTTCATACGCTGCGCCATGCGCTTCAGGGCACGAGTGATGTTGGTCAGCGCCTGTGGAGTGTTGGCTTCGCCCGTGACTTCGTCGAGCATCAAGTACACACCGTCAACAAAGATAATGTCTGGGTTAAGCTGTTCGGCCTTTGCCATCAATGCGCTAACAGTCAATCCGTTAACAGCGTCAATCAAGTGGAAGGGCTTAGCGGTCTTGAGCGAGTCAAGCTTAGCTAGCAAGCGGTCCTCTTCAGCAGTCTGTAGCTTACCGCGTCGGAAACGAGCGTTAGAAATGTGTGCAGACATGGAGAGGAAACGCTGAGTCTGCTCGTGGTTGTTCATCTCGAAAGACTGGAACATAGGTACCAAACCAGAGTCGTGAACGTTGTTAGCCATCTTCAAGATAATCTGCGACTTACCCGTCTTAGGCGGAGCAATCACGGTAATCAGCTGACCGCCCTGTAGGCCAGCAGTTGCTTCGTCAATCTTCTCAAATCCAGTAGGAACACCAAGCATCTTGTTGTTCTGTACGTTCTCATACTCTTCCCAGAACTTATCTGGGTCAGTAGTGAGGTCTAGGTGAGTTGTGCCAATGATGCCCTGCTCGTTGACCATTGCGACTGTCTTAGTCATCTCGGCCAGGGCGGACTCGTGGTCGTTGTGGGTTACCTTCTCGATAACCTGCTCGACACCGTTGCGGGTAATCGTGCGACGACGGAACTCGACCATCTTGTCAATTAGATACTCAATGGTGTCTTCTACACGAAGAACTTTAAAATTAGGAAAGTTATCTACGACTGCTACGGCTGACGGAGTCTCGCGGTAAGTGCTGTAGTGTTCACGAACGAACTTCCATACACGACGTAGGTCGTCGTCTACGAACCAGTCGTCTTTAATCCCGCGTTCAATTACAGGAATGATGTTTCGGTCACCAATGACCTTGCTGACTAAACGATACTCGTTATCGTGTGCCATGTTTGCCCTCTATCTGTTTTATAGGTTGTCTAGTTCAATGCCCCATGAACCGTAACGAGCAACCCGTTCTCGTAAATCTACCACACCTTTTAAGTTAGTACGGTAGGGCAGTTCTCCAATGAAGTCTTCCATGTCGTTGTACAACTCAGCGTAATTAAACGGGTTGCCTCCACGACGGTCCAGCTTATCCATGAACTTATCTAGGTGGTCCTGCGTCCAAAGCTCTGATTGAAAGGCAGCTAGTTCTACTGAAAGGCCATACTTATCTGCGATGTTCCATAGATGAGACAGTGCTAGATGATTAAGGCTTAGAACCTTTCGCTCGGTCACTGAACGAAGTAACTTGCGTTCCTCTTCGATTTCTGATTTGGCTACGACGTCTATTACCACGATGATGCGAGGCGAAGTCTCGTTCGAGATGTCTCCGTTAATCATCTGTCAAACCGTCAATAACCTCGACCTTTCCGTGCTTCAATACAAACTCACGGAATAGCTTTGGGTCTGCCATGGCGGCAAACGCTTCCTCATCTTCGACATCTTCTGGAATGTGAATTGAGTAGTGTCCCTCATTTTCTGCCATGTACTTCTTCACATACTTAGCGTGCTGGCAACGAGCAGAGCGCTGAAAAGCAGGGCAAGTACAGCGAACCTTCTTGCTGTTCTCAGCGTCAATCTCTACTTCAAATACTCCGTCAGGTGACAAGAACATTTGAACTGTGCGCCACTCGATATCCATCTTTAAATCCTTCATTGCTGACGTAGGTCCTCTCCAATAATACGTACTCGCTTGAATGCTTCATGTGCAAAACTACCCATTGCAGGCCCGTACTTCTTCTCCCAGTCCTCACGACGAACGTTTGTAGTGATGATTGTTGGTAGAGCCTTATCGTATCGTGCCCTCAGGATTTCGTCAAATGAGGTGTTGTCGTAGTCTGAGCCGTACTCCTTGCCTAGGTCATCTAGGACTAGTAGGCGTACGTTTAGCCAGTCGTACTTAGAGCGACCGTGGTAGCCCTCCATCTCCTGAAACATGTTCGCCTTGGACTCTGGGTCTGCATCAAACATAGCCTTCTTACGAGATAGGAACTCTGGGTAGGTCATGTAGTAAACCGCACGAGTATCCATGCCGTAGTCCTTCGATGAGATACCTAGAATGTCTCGAGCCTGTGCCTCGTCCGTAGGCAGGCGGCGAACAAACTCCATGAGAGTTGTTACAGCGTGAGTGGTCTTTCCAAGGCCTGGGCCACCATCAAATAGGAGCCCTAGTCCAGTAGTGCCGATTCCGCCAACCTGCTTGATGTTATCTCCAGCAAGTACGTTGTCCATCCAGCGTTCAATAACTGCTGGAAAACTCCCTACCTTCTTTGCGATATCTGAAGGTTCCATTCCCAAGAAGCGGCGAGGAATGTTTGACCCACGAAGTAGCCAATGCTTCTTCATTGGGTCTAGTTCGTTAATGTCGTAAGACATTGTGCCCTCTTTCTGTTTTTACTTTAGTGAAGCTTCGTACTTTGCTAACTCTAGTTTCCCTGACATTGAGTTATCAAATTCTGTGCCATCAGAAGCATAAACGTAGTACACGGAGTCCTCGTTGTCAACTTCAGTTGTTCCATTGGCGATTTGCTGCATGTGATTGCTTAGCCAGTTCAAATAAACCTTGTGGCCATTCTCTGGCTTCTTAGCGATAGACGCAACTGCTGATGAGTCCTGGAACATGGTTCGCATAACTTCCAGTTCCACTGTCGCATTGGTCTTATAGCGATTACGGAAAGTATTCAGAATCACCTTTAGATTCACGCCGTTGATGGGACCAGTGTTGGCTTTTACGTGCTGGTACATCATCATGCCAAACTCAGTGGCAACATCCTGAGTAGTCCACTCAGCCTCTGGTCGCATAAGACGATTAACTGGCCTAGCCTTAGCAGGCTTCTTAGGCTTTGCCTTCTCAACCATCTCTGACTCAAACAAACCAACACCAGGGATGTCATCATCATCCGACCAACGATTAACCACAATCTCCTCCTTCGGGGCGTCAGCCCCTAAGTAAGACGAAGTCTTACTTACTAATGACTTAACAATAATAGTCTTATAGCTATTACTACTACCTTGACCAGCTGTGGATGTTTCTGGCTGGAAACATAGAGAAACAGCTTCTTCTTCCTTTGTTTCTGGCTGGAAACACGGGGAAATCAACCGATAACGGTTCTTGTAAAACTTGTTAAAGTTGCGACGAGTACGCTCAGTTTCTACAAGACCAGCCTCTTCAAGGGCAGTCATGTCACGCCAAACCGTAGTACGGCTGGTATTGGTTAGCTGCTCTAGCTCTTCAGAAGTAAGGTTGACGTCACCCCAACGGTCAACATGACGGTACATCACCGCCAGTAAATAAAACTCCCTAGGCGTCAGACCTTTGTCCAACGCCTCTTCTGGTACTTGCATTTGCCCTCTATCGTCGCGAAACTACCTGAGTAACACTAGCAGGTCGAGTGACGATTTGTGTAGCCACAACCGAAATAAATCCCGCGGCGGGTCCAGCGATGACTAGTGTGAATCCTGTAATTCCCAGTAACCATGCGGCGTAGAAGGTTAGAGGCAACGTTAAAATTGCTCTAAGAATTTTTGGGCTAAAGAAGCTTTCTGTAGCCATGTTGATAAATTCGATAGAAAAGCTAACGGCAATTCCAGAAATAATGATTCCAATTAAAGTGTCCATAAGGACATCTTATTACGAAATTCCAGACGCTTCAGTACCAGAGTAAGAAGACAGAATCCACGGAGTATCATAAGGGATAAACTTAGGAATTTCTACGGACAATCTAGACACGTTGTCAATTTTGTTCGGGTACAGATATGATGGGGATTCACTCACAGCTCCATCCCAAAGAGCATCGCGTTCCGTGCCGTAGTCGCCATCGAAATAATCAGATGCCTTATATCCAAGCTCTAATTGCGCTGCATCTAATTGAACGTCGTTCAAAAAGACTCCACCAAAACTGACCGTAAAGAATGAGTTAGGTCGCACATAACCCGAAGGTAGGTACAAGCTTAGTTGCTTCCTGTTCCAAGACTCTGTTATTGAAAAAGACAAAACTTCGGTTTTTGAAACTTCTACAGACCCTGTACTAGCATCGATTGTTTCATCTGGAGCTGAGACTGAGTATCGTATCAGCGTGTCCTCCACCGAAATAACAGTGTGCTGACCATTGAATGCTGTCCCAACTCCACTGACCGTAATGGCATCACCAACAATTACTGGATGTTCGCTAGACAAGCTCAATGTAGCCACATTAGCTGAGATTGATGCTGTAGACACAGGGACTTCAGTGGTTACTGAGAGTGAGGCCTCCAAGCTTTCTGTTCCAGAGATTGTCCTTGCAAATACAGACAAAGAATAAAATCCAGAAGACTTAATGAAACTTGGCAGAGTATTTGTCGTTGCAGTAGTGCTTCCAGACGCCAGCTGCAGAGCCTTACTGCCAACCAAAACGTACGGAGATACATCAGTACTTACGTACGTCGCTGTTCCAGGAGAAACAACCCAAGATGAATTGGATACCTCAAATGAAGGATTAGACAAAAAATTTGTTTTAGTAGGATTCAAAAATACGTCTACTGAACGAGCTTCGTGAAATACGTCAACGTCAGAAAGAGACACTTGAACCATGTCTACATAATACGTTCCAGAAGAAGCAAACTCTATATCTATTGAGGCATACACCGCTTCACTTGGCGCAGTAGCAGTGAGCGTAGCCTTATCCCAAGTAGTTGTTACAGAATAAGCAGTACCGCTATCAGAGGATATAAATGCTCCCTCAAAGTCATACCACGTAATAGTAAGAACAGCATCTGCAGACCCTGAAGATGTTTGTAGATAAGCAGAGTACGTATAATCAAATCCAGCGGTTACTGGCACTCCCCTGGTAACAGGCTTAGTATCGCCATTAGATATCTTAGCTCCAGCAGTGCTTACCTCTACCTTTGCAGAATAGACGCTGTCAATCGATAGCGACTCTGAAGTGACAGGGTGAACATCTTCTACCTGAATCGTGCAATCACCGATAGGTAACCAACTACCAACTCCACCAGAAAATGTGCTGTCTTCATTAGACAGCATTAGATTAGGAGATTCAGTGACTACAGCGTCATATCCGCTGGCACTCTCCACCAAAGTTTGCAGCCCAGACAAGGTTCCTTTTCGGGAGTACATGTACAGGGCTTCACGAATCATTGCTTTTTGATGCTTTACAGACAGCGTAGGTTCACGAGTAAGGCCAAGGTCATCCGCTTGAACTCCGATAATTAGTGGGCTTGTCTTATCCCCGCTATAGTTAGGTATCAAAGAGTCCGTCATAGTCAGAAATTCATCAAATGTGAATGAGATTCCCTGAAAAAAACGGTATAGGTCAGAGTCAGGATTTACTTCATCAATTGGAGTTTGACTGGCAGAGGTGAATGTTCTTGGAATAAGATTCATCACCTTATCCTGAGTAGTCATAAGGGTTAGCTTATTAGGTCCGTAAGTAGGGTGGGCGTTTGGTAATAGAGTGTACGTGCTTCCAGCAGGGTACCAGACGTTATCCGAAGACTTCAAAATCCAAGCGCGGTAGTAAACAAACTTTCCTGAAATCAACGCAGGGTCAGTAGGGTTGTCTACTCCATCGTTGAAAGTACTGATAGCCACAGCTCCAGTACTGCCATCAATATTAAACTCCTCATAAATTACTGCGCCATCTTCAGCCGTCTCTGAGTAGCCTTCCTGATTTCGTAAAATACGGAAAGCAGTATATCCTCCAACTGGTGAGCTCCAGTCTAGAATAATCGACGAATAGCTAACCGCAGTAGCAATAAACGGCTCAATAGAGAACGCTAAACGTGATTTTTGGCCATAGTAAGGCTGACCATAAGATACGGAACCGTATTTACTCATGGTAGTTAGATAGTCCCGCCATCAATTACCGTAACATTGAGAGCCCCAGTGGTGCTAACAGCAGCAATCACATTGTTAGAAGAATCTTTAAATTCAAGCAAGTTAGCTGTTTGGCCAGACTTTGCCCTAATGGCTAGGCTTGTAGTAGAATTGGTCAATGACTGAATTGTAGAACCGCCATCAGTGTTTACTCGGTCTGTAAACGCCGTAAAAACGCCAGCTTCAATATTGATTAGACGGTCATGCAGGTTATTCCACGCGGAAGTAGTACTGTTAAACGTGTTACTTCCCCAAGTAGGGCTTTCTGACACGCCTCCAGCACCAAGGTTCTGCTCAATAGCTGTTACCTCGTCATAAATGGTATTAACGTCCGCAGCTACTACGAGGTCTTGAAGGTCCCTGCGAGCTGTCCACGATTTAACTCTGGCTGGATATTCTGTCATGTCTGTCTCCTAAATCTAAGTTCTATTTTGACGGGTAAAAGGCCTATAAACCGCTTGAACTACATTAGCCCGATGTTATCTGGCTTATTCTCTTCAGCAGTTAGCCTAGTTTCTAGATTTGTGAGTTTATTAGCCATGGCAACCAAAGAAGCTAAGATATCTACCTCTGTGCTCCCATCAGGCTTTTTGACTGTAACTAAGTACGGCGCAGCAGAGGTTAACGATACCGATGATGACAAAGGCTTTATTAGGCCGTGCTTATCTGAAGTCTGAATTTTTCCAAAGGTGCCAACCCAGATAGGAAAAGCTAGGTCCCCACCCTCAAACATAACCCAAACACCTTGACCTACTGACGGTACTTCAGTCTTAGTACTGGCATCTTCACGGGGCCACGCCCACTCAGTTACCTGGTCGCCAAGTAACTGAGGTACCTTTAGTCTAAGTCTTCTAGCATTATTAGGGTCTTTGGTATCATACACTGTGCCTCGGTAGATACCCGTAGCAGAGTGAGTCATTACGATACTCGCGTTACAGTAACTCGATATGACTGAGATGTAATTCCATCTTCAGCAGTAACTACAATTGGGACCACGGTAGTACCAATAGCGACTCCAACGGAATGTGACGAGCCTGAGTCGGTTGGTGTTCCATACACTAATACACTTCCGACAGTTTTTGTAGGAGTAAAGCTCACCGCCGTAGTCCCATTAGGAACAGGCAAGTTGTAGTTAGGTACTGAAGGCGAGAATACTGGTGAAAGAGTTCCCAAATCAGTAGTCAAACCAGTAAGGCTAGAGTCAGTAGAGTAAGGAGTTACGAAAGAGTTGGCTTCTGTAAATAGGAAGATTTCCCCAGCTCCTCCTAGAAGAGTATTACGGCCAGTAACTCCAGTACGAGACAATGCGGTGACCTTCAAGTTATAGACTCCATTAACCTGTCGAAGCTGATACTCAACCTCTTCTGGAGTAATAACGTCCTCAAAGTTCACATAGTTATAAGAGAACCTATTGATTAATTCAGCCATCACATTGGCAGTTACCTGAGAATCAGAGTACTGAGGCAACTTAGAGTACTTAATAGACACAGTCACTGGAACATACACAGGAGGAGAAACTGTAACAGAAACTCCGATTTGACGCTTGTCCGATAGGAAGCTAGACGTAGCTGTCTGAAGAGCAGTCCAACTGGCAGTAAGCACGCCTCCAGCATCTGGGTCATCCGTATAGCCTGGGTACTGGTCAGTGCTAGTATCACTCTGCTGCGGAGAAATGTACACAGTCACAGAGTTCTTAGACTCGGCAATTGCGTTTGCCTTTCCTACATCAGCAACTCCCAGCGCGAGGTTGGCGTAGTCCTCTAGAGTAACTGCTCGGTTAAGTGCACTTAGCGCTTTAGGAGCATTACGTCTAATAGCCCCATTACTCTCTGGGTCTGCCCCGCCAGTGCCCGAAGTCGGGTTAGTAACCTGAATTGACGATAAGTCATATCCTACTGAGGTTTTACGAATAGTCTTTATCAAACCTGCAGCTACGTTACCAATCTGACCGCCGCCTACATAATAGTTAGCTTTGATGGTAGCGCCAAAGTTAGGGATAGCTCCAGAAACACCGTCTCCAAAAGTGATGTAAACAAAATTATTCGAGTCTATATCTACGGTATAAACTGCATCAGTAGGTTTTGCATCGACAAGGTGAGTAACTCGGTCCCACTTCTCGTAAGTTGCCCCTCCGTCAATTTCTACATAGACTTCAATAGAGCTGTCTACTACCTGACTTTCAGATACGTAAAATACCTGAGTAGGAAGACCGTCAGAAACGCCAAGTATCTCTCCGTACAATGGGTCATTATCTAGACGTGAAGAAATTAGCTCTCCGTTTACCACAGAAACAGCTGATGATGCACCTGGCACATCGTCAACTTGAGCTGGAACTACCACATCTTGCTGAGTAGTAAAGACTACCTCTGTAACAACGTCATTGTAGATAACCTCCGCACTTAGCTGAGTTCCCTTAGGGACGGTTACCTCAGACAAAGAAGAGTTGTAGAAAATAACATCAACAGAAGAGTTACGGTATCCAGATACAGTGTATCCATATGATTTGGCAATGTTGATAAGGCTTTGCCGCTGAGAAGCGGTTCCTAGGTAAGATTCGTTAGCTACACGGTCAATGTAATAGTTAATTGAGTCTCCCATGTAAGAGATTGCCTCAACTAGAGCCACTCCAAAATCAGATGGGTCATTACCCGTCCAACTTACTCCAGTTCCTGGAATATTAACGTTACTTTTAATTCGAGTGATTAGGGCATCTCGAATTGAGTAAAAGTCTCTCGACGTGTAGTCTACTGATACTGGAAAATCATTAGCTTGGTTAATCATAGTGTCTCCTGACTTATAGGGTTATTTCCCGAAATTGATGCTACGCCAACATTTGTGGCCACGATTTGGTCATTAGGTAATGCGTACACAATGTCAGCAGAAATCAAGTTTTGATTCTCATCAAATGAAACGTCTACAGAGGTCAACGTGAGCAAAGGAAGTTCCCTGAAGAAGATATCAGTGACCTCATCAGTAATTCGAGAAACTGTTTCAGACTCATTGTCAAACATGTTATGAGGAATGTTCGACCCATAGTTTGGGCGCATTACTCGTTCTCCAAGCATGGTTCCAATAGCACTTCTAACTCTATCTGCCCAAATCTTACTTTGTTCAGTAGTAGTAGCAACATTTCCATACGAGGAAATCGTAAACGGTAGAGCTACCGCTATCTCTGACACCTTGATAGTCATTACTTACCCTTACGATGAGTGGGAGGCTGAGCCTTCCATTTAGTTGGCGTTCTGTTATAGCCCTGACCAGACTCTACCAAAACATGCTTGGAACTAACTAGCGAAGTATTGTTCGTGGCCCTAATGGCTGGATTAATACCGCCATTCTGAAGTGCTGCGTTAAGGTCAACAACGCCAACAAGATTTCGTTTCGCAACTCTAGTAGATGTCGGAACGTTAGCTCCGTTGCCATCTGCCGCGACTTCCATTTCAATTTGATACTCGCCGTTTATAGTCAGATGGTGCTTTACAAACGTAGGAATCCAATACCCATCTAGATTACCTGAAATTCCTTCAATGTACACGGGAGAGTAAGGACGAATTCTAGCATCTCCTTGACACCTAACAATAGCTGGAGTTGTAAACCTAGCTGCGTGTGCTGCTCCAGTAGCCATTGCGTCTGCTGCCGTAGCATCATGGACTACTTGAGAAGTTCTGTGCTCTTCAAAAAATACATCATTAGCTTTTGCTCGAGTGTTAGAGCCTACTTTGGCTGGGCTCTTAGATGACTTAAGAATTTTGCTAGTTACTGGGTCCACACCACTTACCGTCTTTGTGTTTCTACGTTCCGAACCCTCAATGTACTCACCATTTTTTACATGAAAGTAATCCAAAGTTCTATCCTCTAGAAGAGTGTCAGTTGGAACGTCATTTCCAAAGTACGAAAGAACAGGAGAGTCGCTGGATGCGTGGTCAATGAGCTTATCGATAGGTCTAAAGATTAGGGTAGTGCCATCCATAAGCATGGCATATCCAATTCTGTCTGCTTGCTGCTGCAGCCATTCCCAGTACGACTGACCTCCAGAAATAACCAGCTGAGGAAAAATACGAGAATTGCGTTCACCAATGAACTTAAACCCAAGTTCTTTAGCCAAAGCTTCGGCTACCTGAGGAATGGTTTTATTCTTAAATACACGCGCCTTCTTTGTCTTAAAAGGAAAGGACGCTTGAACGCAATGAATTTGCATTCGTTTCTTTGGAGACCCGTGCATTTCAGAAGAAATAAATGACACGTAGCCAATCCATGTGCTAGAGTGCCCATTTTTAGCCCATGTGAACGAGACTGGAACACCAGTTTTAAGGTTATCCATCGCTTGCGCATTCAGGACTGGGTACTCAATTATCGCAACTTCATGAGCTTTTTGCTTTTGAATAATAGTGATGCCAGTAGGAGACGGCAGGGACTCCGACAAAGAAGGAAGCGTAGAAAATGTAACAGTGTACTTTGCGACTCGTCTTTGACTAGTAGACGTTCCGTTACTAAATGCCATTCGGAATCCTTATCACTGTTCCAACAGGGATGTCAAAAGTGTCAATAATTTCAGGATTGTAGTCCATAATGGTCCACCACATTGCTGGGTTTCCAAAAAACTGGTTAGCGAGGATGTCCATACGGTCACCCTCTACCCAGGTGTAGTAGTAGAAAGAAGCACTTTCTTCAGGAAAGTTTCTAAATACTGTAATTTGATAATTATTTTTACGGGAATCAAATGCTTTAAAAATAGTTCCAGTAGCATAACGGCTGTCAGAAAAAATCATAGTTCGTCATTCTTTCTCAAACGGTACCAGTCGTAGTGGAAGAAGCCTTAGAGTCTGGATAGTCTGGGTAACGGTTAAAGTCAATATGGAGTGAGCTCATGATTGGGACCATTCGTTCATTAAACATAATGTGACGAACAGAGAGCCCACTTACATAGCCGCGATAGCGTAGCTTAGGGCCCAGATGAAGCTCTACAGGACGTCTAGCAAATACACCCATGTCAGCAGTCATCTCATGACGCATTGAGCTTTTCATGGTGTACCCAAGCAAGGTGCGAAGCAAATACTCTACGTCGTACATTGTGCCCTTGTTATAGATTGCCTGTTGTTCGTTAAACACTTCAGCAGATTCTTTATCATTTTTTCCCCATGGAGTACGAGGAGAATACAAGTTAGCCGCGATTGCAGACTGCTTGAGACTTCCGTCAGAATTGTAGTACTTCATATCGTACATACGGTTCAAAGGAATATCAAAGCTAATTCCTCCAGAACCTCCGATAGCAGGAATGTAGTTAATCCTATCTTTTCCTGCCATTGTCAATGAGATATCTGTTTGAGCAACTCCGATGTAGCTCATGTCAATACTCGCAGGATTGTACAGGAACTGAAATCCGTATTTCTTAAGGTTAGTCACTTCAGGAAAAGCACTACTAGAGTACATGCTAGGAGACCATGCATTTGTAGGGAAATAAGTTTGAATCATTCCCTTGTTATTCTGGCCCTTGGCCCACAAATCCGCTGCTTGCTTAACCAAAGTAGGGGAATTGAGGCCAATGGTGTCATCCATCCCGCCCCAGTCAGTTCTACCTTCCACATCGTTATAGCGCTTTCGTACTCCAAAATACGCCTCAGGAACACTACCTACGTTATAGGTGACTTCCAAAGCGTTAATATTAGGAGACGTAACGTGTCTTTTATCGTCGCTGGCACCGCCGCCGCCACCGCCGCCACCGCCTCCTTGAGCATTCCAAGAACCCGTTTCCAAAGCCTTTGCTGCCTTAAGGTGGGTGTTCAAGCCCTTTAGTTCTTCACTGACATTTTTTCTTACAAGCTTTAGATTACTTAGATAAAGAGTCGCTAGCACGGGACCTCCATGACCAGGGGAGGTATAGCCTTGAGTGTCATACGCTACAGGGTCTAACCCATAGGCTTTTTCAACGAACACTATGCGAGACACGCTCCAGCGAGTAACTAATCCCCATATCTTTAGAGTGTTTATGTTAACTCTAACGTGCGCCTGACCAAACGCGTTACCAGGATTTGGATAAATGTTTTTACATTCTTTAATAAGCACGTCAATGTTAGTGATGAGATTTGAAAGTTTGTTAGCTCTATCCTGAAGAGCCGCAACCTCTACCTTAGTTACTTTTTTAGGATTTCTAAATCCGACACCAGCTGCTGCCTCGGCACTAATCGCCCCTTTAGACAGGCCAGCTCCTTTAGGACGACCACTAGCACCTTTTACTTTTGTTTTATCAGTCATTAATAACTTCCCATGTTAGATGTTAGCTTTTCATCTTCTAGAATTCGTTTTACGATAGCCGCAAATTTATAAGCCTCATTCTCAGTCGCTTGACCAATGTTAAGGTTAATCTCTACTTTATGTCCAGAGTGCCCACGGCTTCCTGAGGATGCTCCGCTAAACCCTCCCATAGAAATTTCAGACGAAGGACCACCAACAGCGCTCCCCGTAATCTCTGTGGCCGCTGAAGTTGAACTCGAACTACCTACATTGGTAGCAGACCATCCCGATACAGAAGGCGAAATGCCTACTGCAGAGGAGATAGCTCCAAATACATTTGAGAAGGCTGTTCCAGCTAGAGTGGCAATACTTGCTTCAGAGCTTGTTGTGCTCGAGGTTGTGGTAGTCGCAGTTCCCTGAGGAGGGTCAATTTGAACTCCTCCAGTGAGGAAAGCATCAGGAGTTACAGACACTCCATCCTTCAGAACCTCAAAGTGAAGGTGAGGACCTGTTACGTGACCCGAGTGACCAGACTTTCCAATTACTTGACCAGCCTTAACAACATCTCCTGGGTGCACATCAGCGCTAGATGGGTCTAGGTGAGCGTAAAGTGTCTTGTACCCATTGCCGTGGTCAATAGTAACGTAATGGCCGTACGAACGCGCTCCAGAGCCAACAGAGTCGGTAGAGACCTTGCCGTCAGCCACGGCATAGATTGGGCTTCCATCAGGAACACCGTAGTCAGTACCATTGTGTCCAGCAGCACTCCACATAGGGCCTTTCTGACCTTTGTGTGCAGTAATAGGTCCATTGGCAGGAGCGTGAGTAGCATTCATTCCAGACTTGCTACCTGGGTCAGATGTGCTACCCAATCCAATTTCATTTCTAGAACCATTAACAGGCATAAGGGCACTAATACCCGCAGTTCCTAGGTCCATAATTCCAGTAAGAATTTTTCCCGCACCAGCAAGAGCCTGTGTTCCAGCAGTTACCTGCGCTGCTCCAACTGGAGTAGATGTATACGTTTGAATTTGAGCATTCAAAACACCAAAATTAGCAATAAGGTCTTTGACGTGACCATTCATTGATTGAAATAGGCCAGCGGCATCTTTCATGCCCTTTTCATATGGCGCTGACGCAGCTTCCATCTGGTCAGTCATCGTAGTATTGATGTCTAGTGTTGACTGAATAGGGTTGGAATTTCCAAGCTTGTTATTATTTCCCATAAGCTTTTTAGTTTCGGCATTGCTGGAAAGGTCCATTCCCTTACCACCAGCCTGATTAATCATGAATTGCATGAAACGCTGCTGTTGGTCTTTGTCCAAGCCCATGTTGTTCAGAGATGCACCGAGATTTCCTCGTCGGTAACTCTCCTGTAGCTCCGCCGCACTCATCTTGCTTTGACCAGCAGTCAGTACTCCAGCAATATCCTGAAAAATAGCACTTTCGGAACGAGCGTTACCCTTAGAGTCACCCGTATAAATACCGAGAGTGTTCATCAAATTGGCAGAAGTTTGACCAGAAGTAAGACCAGTAATCGCCTGAACCGCAGTCATGTTATCTTGACCCAAGTACTTGGCAGAGTTCGCAACGTTACGAGTAATCTGCATGTACTGGCTATTAGGGTCCTTGCTAAATGCCACACCACTGCTAGTCAAGTAGTTAGCCACGGCAGCGTCAGAGCCAGGGCTAGAAATTCCGCCCCTCATCGCATTAAAGGTCGCCTGCGAAATTCCGCTTCGACTTGTTCCTGGGGCGGTCAAGGCTGAACGATAAAAGGCCGCGCTTCTAGAAGTTGTTGCGGTAACGTCTGGCATCGCCATAGTTCCATAGGTAACTGCAGCAGCACCTATCTGCATAGCTCCGCCAACTATGTTACTTATTCCTCCCTTCAGGCCTCCAGCATCAGAGCCACCACTGCTAAACGAGGCCAGCGCATTATGCATAGCGTTATTGGAGCCAGAGGTACTGGCAGTAGCTGGATTAATCAGCTGACCCATTTTAGGAAGAACGTTGCTTACCTTAGTGTCTAGATTTGCAACGGCTCTAGTTATGGCATCAATCTGCGCAATCTGGTCAGCCATTTCGCTTCACCTTACCTCGTTCTCTAGCTATCTCTAGCCAGTTAATTCTTTCTCTAGGAGACAACTTCTTTATCTCCTTCAGAGTCCATCCTGGATAAACCTCTACCAAGTTAGACCACTGATTCATGAGTGCGTCGAAATTTAGTACAAGTAGGTTCCTGTTATAGTCGAAACAAAGCTCCGAGGCTAATCGGAACCACTACCTCTCCCTCGCAGTCAGGGCAAGAGACGTTAATAGTCTCAAACTTTGGCCCTGGGCTACGTGAACTAATAGCTTCTACGATGCTACGTCGGTCCATAACTCCAAGGTTACGCACCTGTACTGGGCTAACGACTGGACTACCATTAATCTCCAGCACAGTATTCTCCAAAAGAATTGTTGTAAGTTCTGGAGCACTCTTATCCTCGGCAGCAACCAACTCTCGTTGAGTAATGCCTGTAGGAAGAGTTACCAAAAACTCACCTTTCTTTCCTTCAACAACAAACGTACGGTCGTTAATAGGGTCTACCAAAACCTTTGACTTGATGTCGCCATCAACCTCAATTTCGACAGTTTTGAATTCCTTGCAAGACTGGCAAAAAGTACCAACCTCTGCAGTAGGCCCGAAAGTTGCCTTGTAGATTCCAAGAAGCAAAGCATCTCGGTCACCAGCTAGTAGGCCATCTAGTAGTCCTTCAGTTGCTTTTTGGTCACCCACCGAAACAACTGCACGGCTAAGAATCGTTGAGAAAATGCGGCCTTGGTTGGTTACCCTTCCAAGAGCCTCTTCATCTCGACCAGTTAGTTCACGGACCTCTGCGGTCGTGATGACCTTTCCATCGGAAATAAATCCTCCAGGAAGGGTCACCACGTTGTCCGCAGGAGCCGTTAACTTTGCTGGTTCAATTGTTTTTTCTGGCTCAGACATTGCTTGTTCAACAATAGAGTTTGCAAGCTGAGCATTTGTAGACGCACTAATAGTGTTATTTGACATTTTGTATTCCTTATGTAGTAGTTATTAAACGGTGAAAGCTTCAGCTGAACCAGTGCTGTTGGATTCGCCAACACCAGGCAGCTTAGTTCCCCAGCTAACGTCAAATCCTTCGTGTACAACAGTCATCTGCTCTACGAAGATAGCGTTGTCACCAGCGTTAAGGTCTGAGTAAGCGAGTGATGTAATCCACGCGTTGTAGATGTAGAATCGCTGCGCTACGTGGTCAGTGGCGCTAGAGCTGTCTTCAACACCGCCACCTGCGATAGGGTGAGAAAGAACCTTAATCTCGATGTCACAACGGAAGTTATTAGCACCGATGTTGGTTGCCTCTGGACCACCCTGAACGGTAGCGAATAGCTTACGCATCCAGTCCCAGTTCTGACGAGTACCAAGCACAACTCCACGCTGGAATGATACTGGGGCAAAGGTGCTCTGCCCAGGAATCTGGTGGAAGGTAGTGTTGTATCCGCCTTCACGGTAAGGGATAGAGTCAGTGGTTACTGACAATCCCGAAACCGAAGTGAACCCAAGTGTCTTCTGAGTTGACTTAGTAGTAGTCGAACCTGGGATGTTTGTTGCGTTAGAGTCTAGCGGAATGAAGGTAACCAGAAATCGGAAATTTCTGATTGGGTCAGTAGCTAGTGATGAGCGGTTATTTTTAATAGTCGCCATGAGTGTATTCTCCTTTAGTTAGCAGTCTTCTGACTGAGGTTAATGACTACAAACTCTGCAGGGTACTGAAGAGCCACACCAATTTCGATGTTAACTTCACCATTGGCAATGCTGGTAGGTGTGTTGTTTTCGGCGTCTACCTTTACAAAGTATGCCTGAGCAGAGGTAGTTCCACGAAGACCTCCCTGGTTACGGTACTCATTTAGGAAAGCACCAGTGGCGGTACGAATACGGGTCCATAGCTCTTCGTTGTTGTTTTCAAAAACAGCGAACTGAGTAATGTCCTTTAGACGCTTTTCGATGTACAGCAAGCTACGACGCATATTTACGTACTTGTTAGCGGTACCGTCCTGGAAAAGAGTGCGAGCACCCATAACCACAATTCCAGCACCTGGAAGATTACGAATTGCATTGACAGGAGACTGCGCACCATTTAGCGAATCTAGCTCAGCAGACGTAAACTGCTTCTCTAGGGCAAGGGCACCACGTACAGTAGCGTGTGTTCCCGCAGGAGCCTTAAATGGTCCCGTGGTCTTGTCAGTCTGGATGTAAAGACCTGCGATAGCACCAGCTGGACCAACCTTACGAAGTGACTGTGCACTACGCCCAATCGGGTCAGTAATGTAGTAGCTCGGGAAGTACAAAGCTGCATGACTCGAAACTGGACGTGATGAGGCATAGTCAAGTGCGTCCGCCACTGCTGTTCCCTGAACAGAAATAGCTGGGGCATCGAGAACTGCAAATCCACTTCCAGCATCCGCCCAACCGATAAGCGCATCGTGAACGTTAGCGCCGTCTACAGCTCCAAGCTGAGAGAGAATCTCTGGAGCAAAGATTACTAGAGGTCGGTCAATCGAATTAAAGTCTGACAGTACATCCGAGTAGTCGCTAAAAGTTGGAGTGGTTCCGTTAGTTCCTCCAACGAGTGGAAGTACTGCTGTAGTAGGAGTGCTAGTTAGGTCGCTTACTGAAATAGTGATGTACTGAGACTGTAGATTAACAACCGTTTCAACAAAGTCACCAGAAGTACGAACATCAGTAACGATGTCCGCATAGCGCTCCAAAATAATGTCGTCTGAGGTAGAAGGAGATGTTCCAGCCTCCTTGTAGACAGTTAGATTAAAATATCCAGAGCGTGATGCCGCGGTGAACTGAACACGGAGCTTATTGCCCTCTTCACCACGGTCCTTAGCAACTACTGTTGCCATAGTGTCAGTTCCACCAGAAGTGTGAGGAACCACGATAGCAGCTGCGTCTGCGTCAGAGTGAAGGACTCGACGAACGTATAGTTCCGAACCACCATTCTGGAAGAACTGTCCTACACCAAAAGTTGCAGGGAATGCGTTATTGTAACCACCAAAGCGCTTGACGAAGTCATACCATGAGGTTACTAGGGTTACTGAATCTGGTCCCTGTGCAAAGTTACCAATAACGGCACCCGCAGCATTTGCGGTTCCAGTAGAGGCAATAGGCGCAGCGAGTAGGCGCTCATTAATGTAAACGCCAGGACGACTATAATCAGTCATCTTGTATCTCCTTTATATAAATTGGGTTAAGAATGGGTTCCAGATTATTGCGTAATAGTGAACGGTTCCACACCAGTAAAGTGTGGCTGATGGGCAGTTCCACCAACGTACTTTGACTCTAATGTGGTCATATTTACTTCGAGTACCTTGTATAGGTTTTGTAGAGTTGACTGCGCAATTTCCGAAGAAACCTGAACAGTTATTGCATTTACGAACAAGCGCTTTGCTGATTCGGTAACATCTCGCTTGGAGGTGTTAATGACATCTAGACGGCGGATGGTTCCATCCTCCAGCACTAGGCTGCCAAATCTCATAGGTAGCTTCTCGTACAGCACTTTGGCAAGAAGCTCACGGTCATGACGAGGGTGGCGCGCATAAGTAGTTACCTGGTAGACCAGCTCTACTGGAATAGGGGTGTGGAACTCCCAACCAGTGTTCTCTCCTACGCTTTCAGGAGCTAGATAGTCTAGATTAGAATCGGTATCTCTTAGTAGTCCGCGCATCTCGCGGTCAGTTGCGCGATTGATATCAATCATGTCGATTGTGATGTATGGATAGGCCTGAGATGTAATTTCTTGGTCAGGCTGACCGAAATAAACGCGAACAGGTCGAGGTGTGCCCTCACCAGTAGCTTTTTGGTCAGTTACCGTGACGCCTTCAAGCTTCTTGCGGAGAGCAGCATCTTCAAATAGTAGGAAAGCCATCACTTACCTCCAGCATTTTTATTGAGTCTGTCCATAAAAATACTCGCTGCGTTACCTGGGTTCTTCCCGTACTTTCGCATAACCGCACTAGGACGCTTGTGTTCTGTCCCAAATTCTTGCGTAAGGGCATGCTCAGCATGGTCACCTTCTGCGTGAACACTGAACTTTCCGTCAGTGTAACGAACTCGTAGAGCTGCAGCATCCTCAGGCTTCCATCCGTGGTCGCGAGCAGACTTGCGCACATCAAATGTCATGTACGCAGCAGTCTCATGCGCTGCCTTCTGGATGGCGTTTAGGAGGTTCTTCACTTCTTCTGCTTGCCTGTGTAGGATTCTGGCTTCTCAAACTTATTGTTTACGTAACCTGCGCTAATCATATTGAATAGCATCTCTTGGCGGATGTTAGGGCGAACGCCCTGAATGCCTTGCTTAAACTCTTCGCGTGCGTCAAATCGCAAGAATTCGTTAGGCTTTTCCCACCAAGGTGTAAACTTTGGAGAAGTCATCGCAAAATCCTTATTACAGGCGCAGGTCTGGCGTAAGCCAGGTAGATTCCGCACGGTTTCTACACCTCTAAGGATAAAGAAAAACCCAGACGATGTCTGGGCTAATCTTTGTTTGTGTAGGACTACTTCTTGCCAGCTTTAATCTTCTTGGCTAGGGCGTTGTCCTTCTTGGTGTCTTCCTTCTTAGAAGGGTTCTTGGCATCCATCTTCTTGTCTGCCTTCTCGAACTTTGCCTTCTGAGCAGGAGTCATACCCTTGGTAGTCTTCTTGTCCTGCTTCTCGTCTCCCTTAGAACCAATCCAAGGTGGAGTACTCTTCTTCTTAGTTGCCATTAGTTGCTCTTCTTTCCGCAGTTACAGTTCTCGCACTTGCACTCTGGCTTAGCCATTAGTTAACCGTCGCTTTCTTTGATTTGTTTTCACCGAGGTGTCGCTCGGCTGTCTTAGCAATAAGAAGCTTAGCCTCAATCTCTGCCTTCTGCTTCTCTAAATTTTGGCGGCTAGCCTTTGCCGCAGCTGGACGTGCCATCTTCTTTAGTCCTTCACCTGGTTGTAGAAATTCTGGGTGATTCTCACGCTGCATGGCTTGGTCGTGCCAAGCCCATTTAGTGTTAGGTACACGCATTACTTCTGGTTCTCTTTCTTACCTGCACGGCGTTTGTTCTCTTTAGCAGTATTCTTGCTACGAGAGATAACCCTAAGGTTACTCGCCTTGTCATTACTGTGGTTGTTATCCTTGTGGTCCACAGTCTTATCTTTGTCTTTAATCTTGCCGTGCTTGGCCTCATAGTCAGCACGAGCCTTATTGGTAGAGGTAGTCTTCCAAGTGCCGTCAGCCTGCTTGGTACGAGTTACCTTGATAGGGCGTCCACCATTTTGCTTGGAGCCCTTTTCGGTATAAGTGTGCTTAGTTCCAGCTTTAACTGTCATTTCTTTTTCTTCTTTGCGTCTAGTCGCTTAGAGATAGCGGCAGCCTTCTTCTTAGCGTCAGCCTTAGACGAAGCACCCCATGCCTCTAGGGAGAGTAGTAGGCGAGTAGGCTCTCCGTTAGGCTTACGCTCAGGTCCAGGAGAACCTCCCATGCGTGCAAGGAAAGAGGCACGACGAGGGTTGTCCCCAGACTTTACTGGAGCTTTTAGGTCAGAGCCAGGGTGAGACTTTTCATAAGACTTACGGCCCTTCTCATTAAGGCCGCCCTTCTTTGCTTTACCTTCTTTACGCTGCCACGCTTCACTTGCCATTTTGCTTCTCCTCTTCTTCTGACCATCTTTTTGCGATGTCTGGGTGCTTAGCCCATAGAAATTTAAACTGAGCTACTGATTTAAACGGCACGAGGGTCCGCCTTTACTGGAGACGCGTACCGCTGAAACTGAGGGTCATTAACAAGTTCCTCAGGGTTAATCTGGTTGCAGTCAATAGTTACTACAGAGTAGTTATACGAGAACTGTCCTCGTGGAAGAACTCGAGTAGGAACAAATAGCTCTCCACGATAAAGGACACGGTCTTTGATATGTATGTTTGAGTCTGTAATAAGAGCAGGAAGTAGGCGTTCAACATCGCCTGCGTTTACTACTAGGCGCAAAGTATCGGTGGTGTAAAAACCACGTTCGTTCATGATGTTTGTACCACGAAGCTGCTGAGCCATTAGTACAGGAAGCTTGAACGGCAGCATCCAACGACGTCCCTTTCCAGAAACGCTGGAGGACACATCGTAAATCTCATCTACGATATCCGTGTAGTTTTCGTCTAGGTAATAGTCCTGCCAGCGAAACCAGTCAACGTCAACGCCTACAGTGCCGCCAAGCTCCTCAGCCATGCCTTCGTACATTGACTTAGCTTCGTAGTCAATGCCAAACCTAGAGTTACGGTCTGTGCCTTCACGGCCTCCACGCATACTACTGCCTTTCGTCTATCTACCTATTTTGACGCATTAGAAGAGTAAATACCTGCTTAGTAATGCTTAGGAATGTAGTTCTCTTTTATGACGCCGTAGCGCATGCTGGTGCCACAATACTGCTCATAATCTTTTACTCGGTCATAGTTTTCAGGGTTTAAAACAAATCCTTTCCAGTTAGTCCAAATCTTGTGCTTTAAAAGGGTGTTCTGTAGCGGGCTTGCATACGATGATGAGCTGCGTCTAAAGCCAGGACCTATAGTTGGCACAGGTGTTGAGTACAGGTGGTAAACGATTGAGTGCTTTAGTATAGGAAACACTAGAGCAAACCCTGCGCTTCTTAAAAGAATTGATTGCAGAGGTTCTTCTTCAAAGAAGCCTGCAGGTTCAAACACTCCAGTGTTATTCGCAAACTCTTTGTCCCCAAAAGCAAAGTTGGCATTGAACTTTGTGGCAGGAATAAACCCTTTGCCTTCTATAGGGGTGTCTTTCCAAGAAGGAATGAACTCAGAAAGCCAACGCTGACTTGTATAGAACGGGTACCTGGATGACTCATCCCCAGGTACAGGCATTCTAATCTCGCCATTAGCAAAGCCGTAGCGTCCAGCGTATGCAGTGAGAACTAGCTTATCTAACTTAAGCTGACGCTTAGCTTTCTTAAATAGCTTAATTAACTTCTCATCCCAGTCTTTATCGACGTAGGTATGGGAGTCACACTGCAGCATGTAGTCTTCATCTCGATACATATCAGAAGCTTGTTTTCGACCATAACCTACGCCTAGCTTCTCAGGGACATTATCGTAAGTTATTTTGTCAAACTTAAAGCGTATTTGTGACGAGTACTTTTTAGTGTGCTTTTTAAAAGCTTTCAAAAGCCTTGTACTGTCATCAAGAAGCGATACGCCAACCACAATTCTTTCAGGAAATGCAGCGTTCTCGAATAGGCCTATAACTGTAGGAATAAGCTCGGTGTCGTACAAGGACGGGATAGACACATAGATACTAGGCTTCATCTTGGAGGAACTCTCCATTGTCAAACTTCTGTCCACGAAATACTTTAGTCAACTCTGGGTGAAACTCAACCATCTGATGCTCTTGTGAAAAAAGGCGAGATAAGTGAGAGTTAACCTTGATAATGTCCTCTACCTTCCCATCAACTACGATAGCAAAAGAAAAGGTTTCTAAGTTAGCTGGAGGAATCGGAGCCATAAAGTTAGCCTCACCATACTTTGGCTCAGGTAAACGAGTCCTATCTAAGATGGCTTCTTTAATAACCTTAAACAAACTAGGAGAGTGCTCATAGTACAGCTCTCCATACAGCTTCTTATATTTTCCCATTAGTTAAACTTCTTCTTTTTCCAGATACGGTTTTTGTAAGAGTTATCGTCAGTCTTAACAAACTGCGACTGTAAAGCGTTCAAGTAGCGGAGCCCAACGTTATTAGGCACATGATGCCATGATGCTCGCTTAACAGGGATTAGCTGCGCAATAGGTGTGCCTGCAGGGATTACTCCCAAGAAATCTTCCTTAATGAAGAAGGGAAGGCTTCCATTTGCGTTGAAGTCATCGCTATCAATAATTCCAGACGTAATAGTAAAAGGAAGCTCGTACCTATTCAATGGTGGAACAACCAGGGTGCTCCAACCTTTGGGTGTCTTCCATCCCCATTTACCTACAAAAACTAAATGGTTAGGCAAGTGACCTGATGGTCGTGGGATAGTGTGGCCTTGAGCCATGTCACGTTCCGCAATGAAATCTTTAAAAGACTCTGGGCCATCCCAAGTTAGGTTCAAAGTCCCATCCTCATTACGGGCAACGTTGATATCGAATGGAGTTACAAATGCGTAACCGCTAATCATTGCGTCTAGAAATGGGGCACACTTCTTTAAGCCTGGTATTTTTCGATTGTCTTTTGTGAAGTAGCTTTCAGCCTTACGGTACCATTCAGGTAACAAAAGTTTAATCGGAACTGGTTGACCCAGGTTATGGTACTGTTTTTCAGAAAAGAAATGGATTAGCTTCATAGCTAAATCCTATAACACGTATTAGTTTCTCGTAATGTTTACTGAAGTAGCTATTACGTAGCTCTGAGTTAGCGGAGAAGACTTCAAACTAATCCCATACTTAGATGTGGTAGTCGCTCCTGTGACTGTGTAAGTTTTATCAGTACTGAGCTGGTTAGTCAATGCCGAGTCAGAATACGCCTGAACAGTGAGGTTACTGCCAGAAGTTTTTACTCTAAATGAGGCAATGGTTGAGCTGGTGCTTAAGGCCCAGTTAGTTACCTCACTAATAACTCCTGCAACTGACTTCATAAGTCGAAGGTACTGAGTATTTACATATCCAGTAATGCTCCCATAGTTAGCAGAGGTGCTTGATTGGTAGTGGTCTCGCTGGTTAGTGGTATACGTAGGAGAGGAAGCGTATGCAGTATACGTTTGATAGTTTGGCGAACCAGTAAAAACGGTATAAGAATATGTAGTATAGCCACTAACAAAAGTGACATAATCCGTATACCAGAACGACCAACTAGTAGAGTATCCAGTGATACCAGTGTAGGTATAACTAGTTTGTACTAAGTCCTGCCCTACTAGATACCAGTCAGTGCTTGACTGTACCCAAATTGCTGCAGAAGAACCCTGACCTGTACCAGTAAGCTCAACTGAGTTATCTATTGTAGGCATGTCAATCGTAGACATAGGGTATGCAGTGTTCGAGTTAGGAGAAGTAGCTGAGTTTCCAGAAATACTCAAAGAACTGGTTGTAGGAGTCCACAAGCTCCCATCCGTAGAAGTTCCTAAGCTAGACGAGTTTGCTCGGGTGAAGTTATCAAAAAAGCGCTCTCTTACTGCCGTAAATCTACTACCAAGAAATGTTCCCATTAGAGAGTTGTATCTCCAGAAAGAAGCCAAGCATCTGTTGCGACTTTAATTAACGATGCAGGAGAATACTGAGCACGAAGTTTAAATCCTGGAGTAGAGTACACCGATGTAACTATAGAGTTTACTGCAGACACAGTTACCTGACCTACGCCAAACTGAGCAATATTAATAGTAGTTCCTACAGGAAATGCAACAGAGGCATTGGTAGGAATTAAAAGAGAGATGGCAGCAGCATTAGACAGCGTGACTAAAGCATCCTTATCAACTAGCGCTACGGTATACGTAGTTCCAGTTTGAGTGTTTACAGTGGTTACTGTAGGTGCTGCTGCGCCTGTAGGTCCCGTAGGACCTGTAGGGCCAGTCGTGCCAGTCGGACCAGTAACAGTAGACGCTGCACCAGTAGGCCCCGTAGGACCAGTGACACCGATAAAGCCTTGAGGACCTGTTGGACCAGTAGGACCCGTTGGACCAGTAACGCTAGGACCAGTAGGACCAACGGAACCAGTAGGGCCAGTAGGTCCGATAACTCCTACCGCGTTCTGATAAGGAAGCAGGTTCCAAGCAGTTATGCCGTTGCCAACTTTAGTCTTTAGAGTGTCTAGTTCTACACCCATTTCTCCAGCATTTAGAGTAGGGTTGGCGGCAGTCCAATCAGCGGCAAGTCCGCGAAGATGTTGGATTCTAGTTTGTACGGCCATTAGTAACCTCCGTTAAGTCTACTTACATTATCCTTTGTAGACGTTAAGATTATTCGCTAAACGAGGTTACTGAACTCTAGTTCCAAGCTTCGCCCAAGCTCGCTCATGGGCGTAGAAAAGTCCAGCTTCCCAGATAATCTCAGCAGAAGCTAGGATTGCTGAGATACGCAGGTCATGAGTAATAAGCAGGGCCACTGTCATGGCCACGGTAATGTGAGCTACGTACCAGCTGGCAGTCTTAAGCAAACTTCTTTTATTAGATTCCATAGTTACTATCCTTCAAGTTTGTAGAATTTCAAGTTATTTATAAGTCGAGTATCAGCAGGGTTTAGCTCTGCAGCTTTTTCTCCATACTTAAGGGCTTCTTCTTTAAACCCAAGTTTGTGCGCCGAAATTGCAGCTAAATCATATGGAAGCTCATTCCAGGCAAATTCCTCACACAAGTAGTCCAACGGTTTTTCTGCGATGTTTATTGCATCAAGAGCACGCCAGTAACAATTCTGCCAATCCTCACGATTGTAAAAGTACTGAGCTAGTTCAACCAGTGCCTCACGACGACCAGGGGCCTCGGAGATAGCCTCTTCCAACCATGAGCGTGCTTGGTCAGGCAAGCACTTCGCCAAATAGCGCATAGACGCAGCACGCTCAGGGGCCCACACAGCCTTATCCAGACTTAGGTGCCGCTGTAGTTCACGAGCAGCTTCTTCGTACTTTCCCCAGAAGAAAAGTTCACGTCCATAGTAGAAAGCATTACGGTCATCCGTAGGGTCTTCTTTAGTAGAGAGCTCTAGTAGCGGGAAGTACTGACCACGGCTCTTAGTCTCATCAGGGTGGTGATGAATCTCTAGGCCAACAACCTCCTGAGTTTCATCCATGCGGTCAGTCACTAGGACCTCATGGACTGGGTGCTTCCAACGGTAGCCATGGCGCTTGTGAATCTTATCGCCGTTGTACTGAAGACCTGGTTTACCGTCTACCCACGACCACGTGTACTTGTAGCGCGGCCTCGTAGTAGTAGCTTTTTCAAGTTCTTCACGCCATCCAGGAACAAGAACTTCATCCATATCCAAAGCAATACAGTAATCAATATCGGCAGGAAGAAGAGCAAGAGAAGCATTGCGAGCGTCATCGAAACGCCAAGGGCTAATGGAAGCAACCACAACCTCAATACCAAGGGACCTCGCAATATCAACCGTGCCGTCGTTGCTGCCAGTATCGAGGATAAATCTAACATCCGCTTCTTTAGCTGATTCAGCCCATCGTTCAACAAACTGCTCTTCATTTTTTGCAATCGAATACACCGCTATTTTCATATAAACTAGCCTACTTTACTATAGGTCCAACGTTCAATGGCACAGTGAGTCTGCTCCTCAGCAATGTCATTAGTAATTCCAAATCGTCCTAATAGAGATGCCGTAACTGCCACAATTCCAGAACCTCCGAATGGGTCTAGAACCACATCACCCTCTATGGTGAACATCTCAATAAACCTACGAGCTACTTCCGAGTTCATAGAGTCCAGCATGAAGTACGTCTCAGATAGCTTTTGGTCCACTATTGAATCAAGATTATTAAATCTAAGATTCCAGACTGGATTGCTGTACATTCCTGCAAATTTTTCATTACGAATGAATTCGACATTGTCAGTGAGTTCCTCACTTGGCTTACGAAAGTGATACCAATAAGTTAGGCAGTTTCTATCAATAGTCTTAAACTCTGGTTCTCCCGACTCCATAGCACCGTAAGAGTTCTGTACGACCGTATCCAGATAAACGAACTCTCTAGCAGAAATGACCTGACTCACATATGCCGAGTCAAATCTGTCGCTAGTCGAGTTAGCAATGACGAGATTTCCTCCAGGCTTAAGTACCCTGTACATCTCCCTAGTCGCCAGTCTGAGCTGCCTAAGCATCGTCTGCCTGTCATTAGAAGCGTTTATTTGTAGAGAGTCATCTCCACCAAATCTTCCTACCGATTCTTCAATGTACGGAGGGTGTGTAATGATTAGGTCTACGCTCTCATCCTCTAGAGATAGAGCAAGAGCGTTCTCAGTAAGGAACTGAATCATAATTTAATCATTTTACTTAGGTCGTCTGTAACGCCCCAGCCATCGTCGTACCACGGAGTAGGCATCCGCTCTACTGAGTCAGCTACGCCAGGATGCAAAATAGGAGACGCCATGTCTGGCCTAGCAGTATGAAACATAGGCACAGTATATCTACGACCAGTTACAGGCTTCACTCCATGAAGGTACTCGTGACCACCGCAAGGAAACATGACAACATCTCCGCACTGAGGCTTGTAGTAATATCCCTGATTTGGAAAATAGATTTCCCCACCTTCATAGCCGTCGTTTAGGTACAGTACTGATGAGAAGATTAGGTGCTCATACCCATCGTGAGAATCTGTGTGAGCCATACTTTTTGCCCCTGGCTTATTCCAAAGAGAAAGCCATCCCTCACGGGTGTACAGCGGGTACAGGTATCCGTGAAACGAGGCTTGCTCAGCTAGGACCAGGTCAGAATACTTCTTTACAAAGTCAGAGCACTCTGGGTCTGCTTCAGGAACCACCCAAACATCCTCATTGCCATTAAATTCCTCTAGACGGTTGTTTGCCTCATACTTATCTACTAAAGCTACCGCCCTAGCGCAGTCCTCTTTTGATACGAAATTGTGAATGATTTTTACTCGAAAGTTATCCAATTAATGCTCCTAGAATGAGTGAAGTGGTTTTTCCTTGCTACCGTATCCATCTCCTGGCTTGAATTCCCAGCCGTATACCTCACGGAATATCTCAGCTCGTTCTCCATGCCACAAAGGCCGTCCAAGTTCCTTTTCCTTAGCTTCAATCAGCTCATGGACTTTCATCATGTTTTCTACTGACATGCTAGTCTCCAAACTGTTCTTTAGTTCGTTTAACCCAAGTAGTAGGTTCAAATACTTTCATTGGGAATCCAATAGCCGCAAGCTGCTCACGGCCATCAGCGGTAATCTTAGAGATATCCCAAATAGGGTCATTTACCCAAGTAATTTTGGTTTCATATCCAGCTTTAGACATCCACTCTGAGATGTCTGTCTCAATCTCATCCTGCATTAGACAGACCACAGATGTGAGAGTCATGTCAATTTCCACAGTCCTGTCTATGATACGAATGTCATAAACCATACCCAGGTCGTACACGTTGATGTTAATTTCAGGGTCGATAACTTCGTAAAGAATATCAACGATGTTTTCTTTAGTTAGTGTGCGCATCCGCCGCCACCTCCGCCACAGCCACAGGCTCCGCCTCCGCCGCATCCACAGCCACCGCCAGAAGGCGCAAGAAGATTAATCACAGGCCCACGAGCAATAGCCTCCTTGGCCTTCTTCTCCATTAGGTAGCGCTTCTTGGCCTCTAGTGGGTCAGCTGAACTTTTACGTTTTGGTTTACCTTCGGTGTCCAGCTCATCTGCGGCCCACTCGTCATCCGATACGTCGTAGGTGATGTGCTGATTATCTGGGCTATCCGTGTACCAGTCTTCGGTAAAATTCACGCTTTCAAAAGGAACTTCAGAGTATTTAATAGCTCTGGTAGGACATAGGACTGTAGTAGGAAGAACATCTTCCCACATCTCTTCTGGAACTGGAACCGTACCAGTATTATCATCTAGTAAGTTATACGCAATGGAAAACTTATCATAGGCAAACACATCGGGAGCCCAAGCCTGGCAACTACCACAAGCCACGCATGTATTTTGGTCTACCGCTATGTATAGATTTTTAATCGTCTTGGACACTTTCAACGCCTTTAATTGTCGGAATTCTAGTACAAACTTCTTCTTCGATTAGTAGTAGGGTGCTAGCCGATACGGCGCAAGAGCCACATTCGCCTTGCATTGACAGCCTAGCCCAACCATTAGTAATGTCGATTAGTTCAATCGTACCGCCGTCACCTTTGATGTATGGGCCTAACTCATCCAGAAGCTCGTTAATCTTGTCCACTTCGGGACCTTCAGTAACTACTGTTTTTTCCAGTGGATTTCTAAACAGAGACTTCCTAGCTCCAAGTACGGGGCTAAACAATTTCTCCGAGTCAGGGTCAGATGCGACGTCATAATCAGCCACATCCAATGGGATGTGTACAAATTCACCCATTAGTATCAGTGATTGTGATTGTGATTGTGATTGTGGTGGTCATGGTCGTGTCCACCGCATGCCTCAGTATGGACGTGTTCCTGTCCTGGACTGTGCAATTCGCAAACATGTAGCGGCTGATTAGAAGACTCTTCACGGCTAAGAATAATCACGCTGTTTAGCACATCAAGAACATAGCTATGCTTAGTAGCGGGTGACTGTATGTAGCTAGCCACTTCTTCAGGAAGATGTCCGTTAAGAATTTTAGCGGTAGCGTCCTCCGTATCGATAGTCAGCTGAGCAATCTTTTCAACGAATCGATTAAAGTTAACTTCATTGGCTAGCTCATTAGTGGCATTAATATACGATAGAACTACGTTTTCTAACGCTGATTTTTGATAGTTTAAAAAGCGCATCCTTTTGGCGTCATTGACGTCAAAGCTTACAAAAATTTTTTGGTCACCTTCTAGGCCCAACAGGGCTTCAAGGAGAGACGAGAATTCCACGTGTGTGCTCATGTTGTAGGTATTTCTTTTCCAGTGTATTTCGAGATGTGCGGTACATGAGGAAAGTCGTAAAAAGGACTTCCCTTAATATACTTGCGACCTTCTTCGTCTTTAAGTATGGAACGCTTACCGTTGTCATCTTCCTGATAGATGCACGCCATTCCCTTACGCTGACCCATGTATTCAGAAATAGCAATCTCTTTATCAGTAAAGGTCGATTCTTTTCGTTCTCCGTTTAGACGATAAGTCTCGTCTTGGTACAAGTGATACTTCATGTTTATCCTTTATTTATGCAACGATGTTTTGGTTCATTAGTGCCTTTAGATAGGTAATCGCATCAGTCATGTCTGCAGTCTTTACAATGCTGTACTGGGTCTGTGAGTATGACTTACCACTTCCAGGGAAGTTGTTCAAGTCAGTAAACCACTTAGACACATGCTCAAGAAGAACAGCACCAGAAGTAGTCGGGGCAACAGCGTAAGCATTGTAAGTAGGAGTGTACCCACGACGACTGAACTCTCCCACAGTATAAGTTAGCAGGTCATTATAGTCTGAAGCAGTAATGTACCCATTAGCAAGAATATTGGCACCTACGTTAGCAATAGTTGTCGCCTGCGAAGTGGCTGTACACATATTGTTACAGGTTCCAGAACAGGTTCCAGTACAAGCAGAGCAGCCTCCCGAACAGGTTCCAGTACAGCTTGAACATCCTCCTGAACAAGTTCCAGTACATCCAGAACATCCACCAGAGCAAGTTCCCGAACAACTAGTACAGGTTCCTGAACATCCCGAGCATCCAGAACAGCTGGTACATCCTCCAGTACAGTTATTCGAGCAGGCTCCTCCACAACCTCCAGAACATCCAGTACAACCACCAGAGCAAGTTCCCTGGCAAGTTCCAAAGCAGCCACCAGTACAGGTTGTGTTACATGAGCCAGAGCAGGTTCCAAAACAGCTGGTGCAACCTGAGCAGGTTCCAGTACAGCTAGAGCAACCCTTACAACCTCCCGCACATCCTCCAGAACAAGTTCCAGAGCAACCAGTACAGCTTCCTTTAGCACACGCCATTAGTTCTCACTAACTCCAGTCTTTCTAAAGTTGTAGATATCATCCATGTCGTAGTCTTCTTTTGCCATGTCATGCAGCATCCAGTACTCTTCTTCACTGATGATTTCTAGTGCCCAAGTTATAGGCATATTAAGTTTAAATCGTTTAGGGATTCCATAGGTTCTATAAATCTTGTTCCAGTAGTACGCATTCGCTAAAACACGAGAACGATGCATTTTGCAAGAAAAAGTGGCTTTAGTATTAGGGTCACCACTGTAGTCATAGTTATATGCGGTACATCCACCACACCCAGTAGTCACTGGACAACCCTGGCACTTAGGAGGAGACTGGGATGTCATGGTGATTTCATTTAAATCTCTAAGCCAGTCATTATCTGCAATCCAGCTATCCATACCGTTATCCACGTCACCGACAGTCATTTCTTCTTGACGGTTTAGTGTGTACTTCAAGAAGCGTAGACATGGGGTGGCCTTACCTGCGGCACTAAACGCCAGCATTCCACCATTTCCTCCACAGAAATTGTGGTTTTCGGTACGCGGTTGACCAATCAGTTTATCCCAGTAACTTAGGTAAAACTTATCTGTTTTCTTCTCATCAATCATCCAGTCAGCAAGTTCTTTTAGCTGGTTGTAGCCCAAGTTTGCGTCAGAGACTTTCCAGCCTTTTTCAAACACATAGTTGCTGATTCCTCCGACGACTCCTAGGTCATCGAACAGGTGCTTAAATGAATCGACCATATACATGATATTTTCAGGAGCAATCGTTGATTTAGTCTGCACCAATCCGTTATAGTCTTTAACCCACTGCTTCACAGAACGCTCTACAATGTCGTATGAGCCTCCTCCATGACGATAAACACGGCAAGCGTCGTGTAAGTCTTTGTTGCCGTCAATAGAGATAGTCATACTAACTCTATTAGGGTTACGCTTAAGGAACTGCTGAACCTTCTTAGACAAATACAGAGTTCCATTAGAACTGATTGAAATCATGTAGTTGTATTGCCAAGGATGGTCAAGCTCAAAAGCTTTGAACTTAAAGTACTCTACGATATAGTCCATTAGGTCAATTTCAAGTAGAGGTTCACCACCAATAAAGTCCAGAATAACTGCAGGAGTAACCGCTAGGTCCATGTAGTCCTTTAGTTTTTCTTGGTCAAACATCATGTCAACTGCTTTTTTGGCAATTTCTTTAGTCATACGCGTATTGGTTTTGTGAGTTTCGTAGCAGTACGTACACGCCAGGTTACACTTCTCAGTCACAACAAACGTCACATTTTTACAGTAGAGGTCCAGATTCTGGGTGTTTCTTTCTGGTTCGCAATACCCATCCGTAGAAAAAGCTGTTCTTTTAAGATTCTCTAGATATTCAATCGGAACAATCTGAGCTGTGAACCAGTCACCAAATTCAGTAAAGTCCTCATTGTCAAAAAACACGCCATTAGCGGGAGTTAGTGCAGTCATTTGTTATCCGTTCATCACCAGCATTGTTATTCGAGTAATTTCTACGCCACTGTGGTCCTCTAGCGCCTTACCAATGATACAGCCCTGCTTATTTCCAGTCTGTGCTACTCCTGGAATCGCTGAAGAGACCAATAGGTCACCCTTCTTAACCTCTCCAGTAACACGAACGCGTACACGTCCAGCAAGACCTACAGAGGCATAGTCACGGTCATCGTTACCGTCACCAAGACCACCAATACAGTGAGCAAAGTCGTCTGAGTAAACACCTACGACCATAGGGTCATTTTCTCCAGAAGACTTGACGTATCCAGTCCCATTAGGATTAGCTGCCACAACATCTCCGAATAGAAGTTCGTGGTCGTCTTTCTTGAAGTACTCTGCGTAGTCATTGTAGACAGCGTTATAAATCTTAGTGGCGTATAGGTAGCCCTCGTAGTTCAGGCGAGTTGTAGCTGACGGGGCAGTAGTACCTGAGTTCCAGGTGCTAGTTCCAGCCAGAGTCGAGATGTTCGAGTTACCGAACGAGCCCGACCAAGTACCAGAGGTAATGGTTCCGACAGAGGTTAGGGACGAACTAACCACTGTAGAGTTAAGAGTTGTTCCAGTAAGAGTTCCAGCAGCAGCTGTCACCGTTATGTCTGCAGAACCATTGAATGATACACCGTTAATACTACGTGCCGTTTGGAAAGTAGTTGCAGTAGTAGCGTTACCACTTAGCGCACCTTCAAAGGTTCCAGCCTTTAACGTGTCATAGGTAACTCCAGTAAAGTCAACTGTAGATGTGCCCTCTTCGACACCATTAGAGAACAGCTTCCATTTTCCATCGGTGTGGTCACGTACAAAGCCCGTGTGCTTGTGACTACCAACAGTTCCACCAACAGTTCCATACGCACCGTAGAAACCAATGTCAAGCGCATCTGCAGCGTACTGGTTATCTGCTAGATAGATAATGGAGTCACTTACAGCAAGGTTAGTGGTGTTTACCGTGGTAGTAGTTCCATTGACAACAAAGTTACCTGAGATAGTCAGGTCTCCACCAACGTACGCGCTCTTGGCAACTCCCAGACCACCAGAAAGAATAAGCGAGCCACTGCTAGTATTTGTGGCATCGGTAGTGTTGGTAATGCTCACAGCCGTCGATGTGGTAGCTCCACGACCAGTTACTGTCGCCAGAGTGTCTGATTCTGAAGTTAGGTAAGTGTTTGTGTCGAGAGACCACGTATTAGCAGCGGTCTTCTTTAGCAAACCAGAAGTTGCAGAGATAGAGGCAATAGCATCTAGGTCAGCATCCCAAGCCTGAACTCCTCCAGTAGAACCTACTGTAATTCCAAGGCTGGCTGCAGTAGAGCTCCCTGAGTTAGTTATCGGGGCTGAGACAGAGATTATCCCACTAGGACCAGTTGGTCCAGTGGCACCAGCTGTTCCTGTTGAGCCAGTAGGCCCAGTAGGTCCCTGAATTCCGTCAGGACCAGTAGGACCAACAGAACCAGTAGGTCCAGTAGGTCCAGTTGCTCCAATCGCACCAGAAGGTCCAGGTATGCCTTGAGCTCCTGTTGGACCAGTAGGACCTTCAGAACCTATTGCTCCTGTAGGACCTGTAGGGCCAGTTGCGCCAGTAGGGCCTTGAACTCCCTGAGAGCCTTGAGTTCCTACTGGGCCTTGTGCGCCAGTAGGTCCTGTAGGGCCTACATCACCAGTGGCACCTGTAGGTCCTGTTACCATAGAGTCTGCGCCAGTTGGACCAGTAGGGCCTGTTGGACCAGTTACGGTAGAGGCGGCACCTGTAGGTCCAGTAGGTCCCGTAGGACCAGTCTCTCCCTGAATACCTACAGCACCATCAAGGTTTACTGTCCAAGATGAGTATGTTCCAGTGCCCAGTTTGCTGGTTGCTATAAACGTTAGCTCACCACTGGTTACAAAATACGTTTCTACTGTTCCGTGTTGGATGTGGGCGGCATCATACGCCAAAATAATCGACTGACCAGTCGAGTAGCTTAAGTCAGTGTCAATAAGTACGGTTATAGAACCGTTATTTGCAAGTTCAAAAGTTGTGGTTGAAGTCGATGCATAAACGTTTCCGTTAATACCTGGAATGCCCTGAGGGCCAGTAGGTCCCGTAGGACCAGTAGCTCCGTCAGCACCAATATATCCCGCAGCTCCAGCAGGGCCAGTTGCGCCAGTAGGGCCTGTAGGTCCCGTAGGTCCCGTATGACCAGTGGGTCCCAGATTTCCTTGAATACCTTGGCTACCCTGGCTTCCTTGAGGTCCAGTAGGTCCAGTAGGTCCAGTTGGACCTGTTGGACCAGTAACTCCATCTAGACCGTCTAAACCTGGAGCCGCGGCGGCAAATACCATTGTCCAATCAGATGAAGTAGGCTGAGCAGATGTTCCTGAAACGTTCAAAACTTCATATAGCCCAAAAGCCCAACCAAATCCTCCAGCAGATTGAAGCCGTAGCCTTCCATAGTAGACCACATCCGAGGTATTATCCGAAAAAGTAACGTATTGGCCATCTGCCCAAGGCTCGTGTGAAGCGTGATAGCCAAAATCTTGGGGACCTGCTCCTATGGATAGATTAGTTGGAGCAGACACATTTCCTGAAAAAGATATCGGTAGCAGACCTAGTCCAGTAGGTCCAGTAGGTCCAGTAGGCCCAAAGTCTCCAGCAGGACCTGTAGGTCCAGTTACTCCAGTAAAGCCTTGAGGACCAGTAGGTCCAGTAGGACCTGTTGGACCATGAACTGCTGGAACGTTAACCCAAGCCTGCAGTCCCGAATCAAAAGCGATGACATCTCCATCACCCAAAGTAGCAGGGTTAACTAGAATGTCTCGAAGTTCTCCGAAGGTAGGAAGAAACTTAGGGTAAACCAGAATCTCACCTGCAGAGGCATCTTGCGTAAGACAGACACCTACAGGAGTACCAAAGTACACTCCTGTAGGAAATTCTGCGGTCAGCTGCCCATTACCAGTGGTGAAAATCAGTTGTCCCTCAGGAAGACCTGATGTATTTAAGTTGTGAACAATACCGTAGGTGGTTACGTAACCGAGCTCCCCTGGAGCGATATCCTGAGTCAGAATACCCAAGAAGCGCTCAGCAGAAAAATCATTAGTGTTAGTCGTATAGTCAACAACAATGTTGGAGCTGTCTGAACCAACGATGTATACCGCGGTTCCATTAAACAGTGTCTGACTAGAACCATTCTTAACTAACTGATTGAGCTCTTGTCCAATCTGGAGATTAGCACCGCTGTCCTTCATCTTGAACTCTAGAGTTCCATACTCTGCGTTCCAGGCTAGCTCACCAGGCTGCGATGAGCGACGGTCGCTTGTAACATCCACCTGCACCGCAGGTGCGTGGATTGGTGTTAAAAACTTCTTGCTCATTGAAATCCTTTAAGGAAAATTAACCTACGATTACTGCACGGAAAGAGTCAGCAGATACATCTCCAGAGACCCATGAAAGAGTTACGGTGTTTAGGTCAGTTAAAACTACGTCAACTTCTACAATCTCGTCAGTAGATAGGTTACGAACCTGAACTGAGACATCTTTGTTACCTAGGTTGTGAGAGATAGCCCAAGTGACGCCTCCTCCAACCGCAGTTAGAGAACCGTTGTTAACTGCTACCTTAGTTGTAGCACCAAGATTTGCACGAGCGTCAGTAGCGTTGTCTGCACCAGTACCACCGTTAACAACAGCAATTTGACCTGTGACCGAGATGGTGTTGTCTGCAAGTGAGATGTTGGTTCCAGCAAGATACTCACCAGCAGCTGAGAACTGAGTCCATCCAGAAAGGGTAAAAATCCAACCCTGAGCAGCCTGACTACCATTCTCAATGAAAGTGTACGAGCCTAGAGTGATACCATCTGTAGGGCTAGTAGATAGCTCCATGGCAGTAGTACCGTTGTAGATGTAGATACCGTTCAGCTCTGGCAGGTCAGAAATATTCTTAGCAAGAACACGTACATTAGGCGGAAGAACTACCCCATCAACAGATGTCAGCATAATGAAATCGTTGTAGGTAATTGGGGCGTTAGTAGCTGCGTAAACAGAGCCGTGAACTGACAGTCCCTGAGCAGTTGAGTCTACATAGCCCTTGTTAGCGGCATCCCCTGGATTGACAGGAGTAGCAATGTTGATAACAGTATTGCTATTTGCATCCAGGTTTGCGCTAAGAGCAGTTCCTGTGCCAAGAGTCTTGTTGGTTAGCGACTGAGAAGCGTCATCGATAACTACCTTTGAACCGAGGGTTAGGTCACCATCGGTAACTACAAGGTTGTCACCAACAGAGTGGATGAACTGACCGCTACCGTCTGAAGTAACGTAGCTGAGCCACTGAGTACCGTCCCACTGGCGTAGGTTAGCCTCATTAGTGTCATAGTAAATCTGACCTAGTGTAGGGCTGCTAGGCGGTGTAGACAGCGCCTGAATGGCTGCGTTCTGTAGCTCATTCTTGTTTAGGTTAATGTTTGTCAAGAAACTACGTGACATGGTTTTTCCTTAGGATAGAATCGCAGTGCCATTGACAGGTACTGAGAAGTGGATAACTAGATTATTTTTATCAATGTGCACTACATCGCCCTCTACAGTGTTTCCTTCTTGCCAAGTCGTACCACTGCTATCGAAGACAGTGACGTTTGGATAGAAGCGAAGATTATGCCTAATAGTCCATGTGATAGCATTTGCGGACTGGACATGCTTATAACCAACAGGTGTCTGACGCTCAACACCAGGAAGAAGAGAAATGTCTACTTCTGGCTGAGCCTCAGTATTTGGAATTCCAAAGTTAGGGTCTGTGAAACTCGGACCTGTAGGGCCAACCCACGGTGTCCCACCCTGTAGTAATGCGATATCTACTTCAGGTAAAACGGGTGCTGAAGGATTGATTGCCATTAGAGGATGACCTCACTCACACGCTGTGTGAAGAAGTTTCCTCCCTTAATCTCGGTCTGGTCAGAGGTAGCATCGTCTACAGTAGACAATGACCAGTAGGTACGACCCGCCAAACGAAGAGTTTGGTCCTTAGTAAGAGATAGCGTGGCAGTGTATGTTCCGTCACCGTTGTCATCTACGACCAGAGTAATTGCTTGGACGACCAATGCACTGCCACGCTGATTTAGGAGATTAGCAAGGAATGACTTGCCAGTGTAATCTCCTGCGAAATCGATACTGGTAGACCATGAACGACCCTGGTAAGCAGTTAGCTCACCTGCGTCTGTAGGCCATGGTGCTGGAGCATCTCCGTAAGTAGGTACAGGAATGTGAGCACGCTGCGGGTACGAGCGGTCATCAACTTCCTGAGGCTTGTACTCTGGCACATAACGTCCAGTAGCCTTTGAGATACGACGCAATGAAACTACGTCAATTTTGTAAAGTCCAACACCTAGCTGAGCGCACAAGTCTTTATACTGCTGCTGACGGATGTTCATCATCTCAGTCAGCTGACGGTAACGCTCTGCTCGTGGGATAGAGACACCGTCAGGGGCTTGAATGTCGATGTCAAAGGCAGCGTCATTAGCCAGTGCGTATAGCGCTAGAGTAGCGGCGTACAAGGCTACTGGGTACTCTTCTACAGGAGGCAGGGTATCAACGGTGAGCTTGCGTCCTACGACATCTGTGTGGCCTGCTGTATGCTGTAGCAAAGCGTCGTTAACAATGCTCGTTAGCTCAGCTGCAGTGAAGTAGCGGTAGTAAGTACCGCTGACAGTAATCTCGTCACCATCTGCAGGTACCTCATTAAACACGACTAGACCAGTAGATTCTTCTACTGAAGTAACGCTAGTTTTATCTACACCATTAATCCACGATTGAACGGTAGTTCCATCTAGCGGAGAATAGTGGATGCTAAAACGATTTGTGGTGCCGTCAGCGACAAACTTAGTAACAAAGGATTTTCCTAAGTCGCCTAGCTCTACACGTACCCTATCAACAAGGGTGGAAATGGTTGCCACAAATCCTCCAAAAACTCTTACATTTATGTTCTCTTATACTGCGCCTAAATACAGCATAAAAAAGTCCGTCCTGCTGGTGAGGAGGGCGGGTACCAGCAGGACGGACAGCTTATAGAGGGTTAGGCAATCCAGAGATAGCCAAGACCCTGGAGGTACTGTGCAAGCTCACGAGGGACCTTGTACTTCTGACCTGCTTTGAAGGTGTAAGACTGCGGGGTACCGTTGATGACACCGTAAGTCATGTCGTCGATGTCTGAGATGGTACGAATAACAATGCTGTCATTGTTAACTGAAACTCCGACGGTCTCAATCTCGTCAATCAAGATTGGAGCGTCTGGCTTCTTAGGGTCAAACACGTCATTTGCTAGACTGTGCTCTTCCTGTGCGCGTGAGATAGAAATCTCTTCCTTGCGCTTTGCAAGCTCTGCTGCGTTTGCCTTTGCTGCTAGTTCGGCTGCGCGGCCTGTTGCGTCCTGAGGACTGGTTGGTTTGTTTGCCATGATATTTTCTTCCGTGTATTAGATTTTTGTTTGTGTTGGGAGGGCCCCTTGCGGGACCCTCCCTTCACGAGGTTTTGGCTATTAGTTGGTGTAAACCTTGTTGATAGCCTGGTCGGTGATGATGCCGAGGCCCCAGATTGAGTACCATGCAAGAGCGTGCTCACGACCAAAGTCAAGAACACCACCATCGCGTAGCTCAACAGGAAGCGAGATAGCGTGACCGAATGCGTTGTCACCAATCATGATTGACTCGTAGACGTCTGCAGTGTTGCCAGTAGCACCGTTGAAAAGACCTGAGGTCTCTCCAGTGTTCTCTGGGTTTCCACCCTGACCTGCGCCAGTGTTAGCCTTTACAGGAACACCAGTCTGGTCTGCAGGAGCGCCAACTAGACCGTTGGTTGAGTAGGTGCCGTTAGCAGCAAGCTTCTTAACCTGAGTGGTCTCGATGAATACGACGTCGTATAGACGACCAATCTCACCAAGCATGAAGTTACCTGGAGCAG